CCTAGTTCAGTGATGTTGACACTTAGGTCATTCATAAACACCACGGTATGGGGTAAGCCAATACGGTCAAGATATTGGCTCAGTCTGGCGTTCAAGTAGCTCAGATTTTGATCGATGATTCTCTTACGGATATAAGAATCTTTATTAGTTAATAGTTTGTATAAGAACTCTTGATGATCTTTGATGCGACTAAGTTCATTCATCTTAGTATAATCGATCTCAGCAAGTGCAGTAGTTTTCATATCTGCGATCTGTTCAGTGTAGGGATCTTCTTCTGCAGTCTTGCTGGTGATCTGTTCTTGTATGCTGGCGATACTGCTACGGTGTTGGATAGCAAGACCCTCATTGTCGTAGAATGTTTTAGGCATAGATCCTAGTTCACCAAGTTCTGCTTTGGCAGCGATCAATGCTTCTAAATCTCCAGCATGAACTCCTTGCTGTGTCTCTGCATCTTTAAGTTTGCTTTCTTTGATAGCTAATAGTTCTTCATGTTTGCTATCATGCAAATCCTGCCCACAGGTATTGCATTTATGTTCACGTAAGGTAGCGATGTCGCCAGTTAAGTTAGCGATACCTTTAACTTCACGAGATAAATCTTGCTCACTGCGTGCTATAGCTTTGTCTAGATCTGTGATGTCCTTACGCTTTTGATTATATACAGACAACTCTTTGTGTGCTAGAATCTCTGCATCAATATCTAATTTAAGTAATTCATCTAATGCTGTCTGTAACTTAGCAACATCATCTCGACGTTTAGTTAACCATAACATCTGGCGACGCTGTGTGGCTTCGATCTGTTCTTCAATACGTTTATTAGCATCAGACACTGCCTTGATGTTGGCTTCTTCCTGTTGAATGGCGTCCCTTGTAGCCTTACTCTGCTCTTTGAGTGCTTCTGCTTTCTCACTCAATAAGGTAATACCTAACAGTTGCTCAATTATAGCACGTTGATCGTTTGGCTTTAATGCTAGGAATGGTTCTGTATATGTATTCAGAGCCACCACGTGCTTGAACATCTCATGACTCATGCCCAATAAACGTTCAATCTCTTGCTGCGTTTCTCTGCTGTCGCCTTGACTGTTGTCGTCTTTGGCTTCTTGTTCTTGTTCGCCTATGTAGAATTTAAGCACATTAGGTTTACGTCCACGTTCAATCTTATAATCAACGCCATTGACTTCAAAGTCAATAGTGACCAGCATGGCCTTGGTATTGGTTTTATTTACTAGATTGTCTTTACGGATATTAGTAAGTGCTGTGCCATATAAGGCATAACTTAATGCGTTGATAATAGTAGTCTTACCTGTACCATTACGTGCACCAGTGTCGTCGCCACCCAAGTCAATGTTTTCACCTAGGACTAAAGTTAGGTCTTTGCGGTCAAAATTAACAGCCTGGGTGCTATTACCCACGCTCATAAAGTTTTTAACTGTGAGATATTTTATTTTAAACATATGATCTCAGGGTTTGGTATTCCGGAAATACATCTTCAAATCGTTCATTACGTATACGATCCTTATCATCATTTAATCTGAAAAAATCTGATAACAAATGGCTTTGATCTTTGGCATTCATATATTGTAACACATTTTGCCAGGTGTCTACAAGAGATTCTGAATTAGGGATAGATAATAACCAGTTGATATGATCATTTATTTTTTCTGTAGCAAGTTTTTTATATGTTAACGGTAATATCTGTAAAGTCATATTTTCAGGGTAGATCAATGCACGGAAAGATAAATTTTTAGGATTCAGTTTTTTATTAACGATCCAATGTTGTTGTAGTTTAGGTAAATTAAATATATTACATAGATGTACGATACTAGTAATGGTAAATTTTACATGAGTCTTTATAATGTCATAATTTTTTTCGATCTCGTTGTAATCAGTCCCTGATCGAACGTATTCCGCCTGCGGCCCTATCAGATCAATACTAGCGCCTACAGTAATATCGGAGAATTTTTTCCAATAATTAGTGACGTTATATTTCTTATAAGACAGCTGAGTTAGATTGGTATTGTAGGCTATTTTTATATCCGTTTTATTATTTTCGATCAATAAATCTAATATTTTATAATGTTCTTCCATGATTAAAGGTTCGCCACCGGCAAAATATATGTGTTCTAAATAGTCGATATTTTCTCTGATGTAGGATAGCGTAGAATCGATCTCTGCAGAAGTTAATTTAAGATCAATAAAAGTTGAGTTTCCGTATAGATCATTCTCTTCTTTGGCGATCCTACTGCTGAATTTACCTCCACACATCCTACATTTTAGATTACAAATATTATTAGCACGAAAATCCAAATATCTTAATTTAAAATTTTTAAATTCTCCGTCGATTTCTGTTTGATTTATTAAACTTAAATGGTGGGAAAATATCTGATTAAATCCTTGTCTTGCTGATGGTAATCCGGAATCTTCTTTAGTCCAGCAGGTAGAACATACACTTGGTCTCAATCCGGTCAACATTTGTTTTCTTACAGTCTTCATGTAATCAGAATTAGCAATTTGGTCCAAGGTGTTTTCGGTTAATTTTCCTAGAGGATAGTCGTTATTAAAGTCACAGCACGTGCCAACCAATCCTTGAGAATTAACATACAAGTGTATCCAAGGCAATATACAGGTTGTATTACCGGAAAGCAATATTTTTTTAAATTCTCCCGCAATTATTTTTTTAGTCAATGCAGACTCGTATGGACAATATAGGTCTTTAACTTTTTCTAAATCTTTTTCTATCTGAGTATTAGTAGTAACAATAGTAACAAAAAAATTAGGAAAATCTAATAATGCTAAAATTTCTTGTAGTTTTGAAATAGCCAGACCGGGAGACTCATCATTATAATAACAATCAGAAGTATAATTAACAATTAATTGAAAATCTTTTGGAAATATAACTTGCTTAAGATTTTTTAATTCGTCGTGTAACCATTTATCACCTTTTAAAAAATATTCGTCCAGATTAATGATCATAGATGTCTGTAGATATCCAAAAGTAAATTTGGATCATAATGATCGCTGGCGATATTGGTCAATTGGCTAGTTACAATACTGTCGATACTTTCAAATTTGATATTACCCAGCATGATATCAGACCCAATGTCAGCATTCTTGACTGGTAGTAATGTCAGTTCACGTAATTGATATGTGCCAACAAATGTTTCTTTGATAAATGTTGCTTCTTCGTAACTGATATCGATGTCTAGATTGACACGACAGTGCATGTTTGGTAATAGCAGTGCTTCTGGTGTTCGTAATACATCACTGAGATTCAACACACGATACATAGGTTGTCCTGGCCAAGTATGGAACACAGGTTCTTGCCCCCACTCTAATACCATCATACCACGTGCATCATCTCCAGCATCGGCATAATTATGCGGGAAACAGTTGCCCATATAGGTAATGTTGCCCCGTGTCTGACGTTTATGGAAATGTCCGGTGAATACCTTTTCTACACCATTAAACGCACCTTCTTTGATCTCACCAGTGTCTGGCATGGCAACCATGGCATTCATATAGAAGTGCGGTAGTTCTAAATGTCCGAACATATACTTGGCCGAAATCTTACCTAGTTTCTTATGATCATCACCAACTAGCCAAGGAACGATACTGACATCACCTTCTTTGTAGAAGTCGTTGATGATCTCAATGTTTGGTATATGTCTGGCCCACTCAGCTGATTGTATGTCACGTTTATCTCTATAGTATAGATCGTGATTACCTGGAATAAAGAACACACGATCAAAGGCCTTGCCCAATAACTCTAGGGCAGTAAGACTGTAATTCAGTGTGACTATGTTGATTGCCGCACGATTGTTATGCCAGTCGCCTGTCATGAAACAGGTATCACAGCCTTCGGCTTTAGCGGTTTCTATAAACCATTTGACAAAGTTAAGACAGTCGTCGTTGTGTGTGGCACTGTTTGACTTTAATCCAAAATGGATGTCAGTCAGAACAGCCGCTTTCTTGAATAGATTAGCCATAGTTATAGTATACGTGAGTCAACGTTAAAGTGCAAATCTTATGTTGCCAATTATTCTTCGTAGTGCCCACCACCAGCACCCCAATCGCCTTGACGGGTGTAGCTTGGTGAATAATTGTTCATCTCTAAAATATCATCACGGATATTTTGATTACGTTTTTCTATGTTTAATACACGAGTGAAACTGTTGGTGATAGCTGCCGTGTAGTAAGCAAATGGGTTTTGACTTTTTGCTTCATCAAATTGTAGACCAATTTGACTTAGTTGAAGTAATGCTTGACTACGCATTTCATCGTTATAGGTATAACCACGCCAGTTTGATCTTGTAGCATAACGCTCACATAGTTTGATAAACATATGAGCTAGTTTACCTGTCATGGTACCGTGATCTTTTGAAAATTTACCTTTTTCAACTCCGCCCTTCCAATGACTTTTGCCTACGCAGACAGGTGTGCCTGCCTCATCAACTTTAAAATGTTGGAACGGTGGAAAGTTAACTTTGGTATACTTGGTTGCACCTTTGACTACCACAGGTTCATCATACTCTGTTTCAAAGTTATCTTCGTCGGAATCATATTCTTCCTGTGCTTTAGCATCAGCTTTTTTCTGTTTTGCTTCGTCAATTGGTATATGTTCCCAGGTCATTACACGGAAAACTACATCTGTTACGGGAATATCTTTAGTAGGAGTTAAGTATTCGTCTAGTTTTTTCTTAACACCATTTAATAAATCCACTTCTTGTGCTTCTTTAGCTAGTCGTTCTGCACGAGATTTTCGTGCTTCCTGTACGGCTTTTTTGGTAATCTTATCTACACCTGTGACAATCATATCATAGCTTTTAACACTATCGTCTATAAAACTACAATAAGTCAGCTTGCTTTTTGCAATTTCTTTTAAAATGTCTTTATTGTTGAGGTAGTTGACCTTTCTCATTATGTAATTTTCCTTTTAAACTACTACTATTATAATACCTATAAATATAAGATACAAGAGGTATTTTAATTATGTCTATATTATCTGGAATCTATAATCAGTCAAACAGTTTCCTACCAGGATACACGTCCGACAAAGGACATGCTTCGGGTAGTAATACTGTGTTTGATCTGCTGAATCCCAGTAAAGCTCGTAGTGCTGTCAGCGGGCTATTGCCTGGCGGAGCCAGTAGTCAAGCCAAATCTATACCTAATATTGGATTCCAAAATGCTTCAGGGTCTGGTGGTGCTACTGCTGCCGCTGAAGACGATTGGCGTGTCCGTGTAAGTTTAGCTGCTGGTGCTGATATATTCTATCAAGATCCAACAATATTAGATAATGCACTAATGTATCCATTGATCGAAACTAACGGTGTTATTTGGCCCTATGTCCCACAGATCAGCGTAACACATCAAGCCAACTATAATTCAGCAGCCCTTACACATAGTAATTATCCCGCACACTTTTACAACAATTCAGAAGTGGCAGACATACAGGTATCAGGTGAATTTACAGTGCAAAGTCCTGCAGACGGACAATATCTAATGGCGGCCATATACTTTTTCCGTGCAGCGACCAAGATGTTCTTTGGACAAGGTGCTAACGTGGGTAATCCACCACCGATAGTGTTCTTAGACGGATATGGTAGTCATTACTTTCCCCACGTGCCCTGTGTAATCTCAACATTCCAACACACTATGCCAGCTGAGGTAGATTACATACAAGTACCAATCAGCAAAACCACACTGTCTGAGACCCAATCTACGCCGGGTAATAGTAATTTTGGCAGCGTTCAACTGAGTGAAGAAGAACAAAAATATGTTCCTAGCCTATTACAGTCCAGCAAAGAAGGCACTAGAGCTACATCGGCACCCAATTTACAATATAATACTATCACAACAACAACTCGTGTGCCGGCAGTCAGTACCTTAGCTGTTACACTCAAACCAATTTACAGTCGCAAAAACATACATGAACGCTTTGATTTAAGTAAATTTGCCTCAGGTGGATTACTAGCAGACAACGACAAAGGATTTGGAGGATTTATCTAATGGCAATCACTTATTCAAGGACCAGTCCCTATGCCAACACTGACGTCTATGGTTTCTTTTTAGATGTGGCTAATATTCCAGCAGTTCCGATTGACGCAGGTGATGTAGCTTATGAAATCGATGCTATCTACAAGAATCGTCCTGATCTATTAGCCTATGACTTGTATGGTGACAGTGCTCTATGGTGGGTATTTGCAGTTCGCAATCCAAATGTCATCCAAGATCCCATATTTGATTTCCAACCCGGTGTTACGATCTACGTGCCACAGAAACAGAATCTAACCAACGCATTGGGACTATAGTAGATGGCTATTAGTCAATCAAGTCAAACCGCTTTACGATTCTTTGAAAGCAAAGGATGGACTCCAGCACAGGCCGCAGGCATCGTCGGTAACTTACAAACAGAATCACAAATCAATCCTAAGGCATTTAATGCTGCAGGAGGTGGCAAAGGTGCTGCGGGTATCGCACAATGGCGAGGGCCTAGGCAGACTAATTTTGAACAACGTTATGGCAAACCAGTAAGCCAAGGAACCTTAGAAGAGCAATTAGATTTTGTAAACTATGAATTAACCCAGGGAACCGAAAAATCAGCCGGAACTAAACTTAAAGCCACTACCAATGCGGCTGATGCCGCCACGGTAGTGGACAAATACTATGAACGCAGTGAAGGCACAGATCTACAAAAACGTATTAATAATGCTAATGCTCTAGTAGGAGCAGGACCTGGTGATCCTAACATACAGGCGCCTACAGATGTTGCCGTAGGTGAAGATAATGTTGTTACTGCAAAACGTCCCGGCATATTATATCCAATTCCCAATAGATTACATCAATATCCTAGCTATATCTATGGCCTAAGTCTTCATCTATTAACAGAAGATGAATACAACGACATGGTCAACACACAGACCTATACACCCAAGCGTGTATTGATAGCCAGTGCTGGGCGGTATAGCCCGGATACGTTTCCACGCAGTGAATTCTTTGACAAAGATTTCTATTTTGAAAATCTTAATTTACTAACAACCATAGCACCAAATAATACTAGTAGAAATACTAATGCTATAGAAACATCATTTACTATTATTGAACCTTACGGGTTTACACTAATTGAACGCATAATCAAAGCGGCCAAAGCTATTAAAAGTGAAAGCTATACAATGATGCCATATCTACTACAGATAGATTTCTTTACCATAGATGATGCCGGTAAGATCGTTGGCTCAGTTGAAGAATTACGCAAACGCATACCCATTAAACTTACTAAATTTGATGTAAAGGTCAGTGGTAAAGGTGCAGAATATAGAATAACTGCCGCGGCATACAACCATTCAGCATACGATAAAAATACCGTAACTACCCCGGCCAATTTTGAAGTAGTAGCCGGATCTGTATCTGAATTTTTCCAATCAATCGAAGGCACAGCCGCTGACACTGTACCATTTGCCGGCAATCAAGTGCCTGGCGAACGTGCTATAACAGAACAGTATAATCAAGGCCCAAACTTCCTTGGCACTGCTAGTAATACTACCTATACACGTGTTAAGAGCTATGGCACTGCTATCAATGAATGGTGTGAAAAGTTAAAATCCTACGGTAAAGTAAGTGAGAACGATGTTTATAGATTTGAATTTGATGATATCATTGGTAAAAGTCTTTTTACCCACGCAGATACAGTTACTCCTAAACGAACCAGAATGCAAGATGCCAGAACACCCAATGACTTCGTAAATATAAAAAGACAAGCCGCAGGTGAACAACAGGCAATATATGATCCTAGCAAGATCGTATTCCAAGTAAACTATGGTACGACTATTGAAAAATTATTAGAATATGTGATACGTAACAGCGATTATATACAAAATCAATTGATCCTACCTGAAGACCCTGATTACGATCAAAAAAGAAAACAAATGGCTGAAGAGCCATTAAATTGGTTTAAGATTGTACCAATTGTTAGATTACGAACATTTGATAAAATTAGAGGTGTTTTTGCTAGAGAAATAACATATAGGATAACACCATATAAGATTTTCAATGTGCGCCTCGACATAGCTCCACAAGGGGTGCAATTAAGTCCTTGTAAAAATTATAACTATATCTACACTGGTAAGAATGATGATGTATTTGATTTTGATATTAACTTTAACGCCCTATACTTTAATCAAGTCACAGCCTACAGGAATAGCCTGGCAGAACTTAATCCCACAGCTGACAGCAATGCTGTTGCCAAACAAACACAAAATTTCCCAAATTACGGTGGCGGTGATGCATCAATGGAACCTAATGCAGTCATGCCATCAATCCTACATCCTGTGGTACAGAATTCTACTGCCAGTGCCACTGGCGGAGCAAGCGATACAAAACAAGTTGCAGCTGTTGATTTAGCTGATAGTATCATGACCAATACCCTAGGTGATATGATGGTTTTAAAATTAAAGATCCTAGGAGATCCAGATTTTATCAAACAAGATGATATATTCTATAGAACACCATTGACTAGTATCACTGCTACTCCAACCAAACCTACATCCGACGAAAGACTATTACCAAATAACAGTAGTTTGGTAATGGATAACGGAGAATTATATGCACAGGTATTATTCCGCACTCCTGTTGACATCGACGAATCGACGGGATTAATGGAATTTGATTCTAATTATAAAAATAGTTTATTCAGCGGCCTATATCGAGTTATACAAGTTACTAGCAATTTTCAAAATGGACAATTTACGCAAGAATTAGAATTGGCCCGCTTACCTCGACAAGCTGCATTTGACTATACTGAATTACAAAATACCGACGGAACAGAAAGAACACAACGACAAGAATCTAATCCAGATTCATTTCCGGGTAAACTAGGTATTACGCAAACCCCACCAATCATTCCTGGGTTATTACAAAGTGGTACAGCTCCTCGAACCACGGCTGATGCAAGTGATACAGCAACTAATCAAACACCTGGCCAAGACCAACCTGCGGCGGAAGCAGTCAATACAGTACCGCCATTATTAACACAGAACGCACAGGATCTGCGTATAGTAAATGAAACTGCACCAGAGGAAACTATAACTGCTCAAACAGAACCGCAGGCCATAGCACCAAACTTTACTCCAATATCTGCTAGGGGTAATAGAGTGCCAGGTGAGGCCGCGGTGCAATAATCAAAGGAAATACAAATGGCAACCAATGATAGGATAGGTAGTAAGGTAGTTAAATCAGCAAGACGTGAAGACGCCCCAGGCACTCGTGTCGATCCCTACCCATACGTAGGCATCGTTAAAAATAATCTTGATCCAACCTTGTCAGGAAGATTACAGGTATATATTCCCGACCTAGGTGGCCCAGCAGACGACCCAAACAATTGGCGCACGGTTAGCTATAGCAGTCCTTATATGGGCTATACCAGCCAAGTCCAATCACAAACAGATTCCCCTAGCCCAGATAATAGTTTTACTAGGGTGAGCCATACCTATGGTATGTGGATGGTGCCACCCGACATTGGTGTAGAAGTTATCGTTATATTCATTGCAGGCGATCCATTACGTGGATATTTTATTGGTTGTGTTAATAGTAATCTTAGCCATTTCATGTTGCCAGGTATCGCAGGTACACAAAATGTAGACGTTACTAGTCTGACTGCTGATCAACGTAAATCATATGCCAAAGGCGACATCGTTCCAGTAGTTGAATTTAATGAATACACTAAAGATTTTACCAACACATCATTTTATCTAAACAATAAACCTGTGCATGTGATACAGTATAATATCCTACGCAAACAGGGACTAGATCAAGATACTACTCGCGGTGCTATATCTAGTTCAAGCCAACGTGAAAGTCCAAGCCAGGTATTTGGTATCAGCACACCGGGCCGCCCACTAGATGATCCAGCAGACACTAAAGAATCTAAAGACAAATATACATCAGAGCTGTCTGCAGGTAAAATTGATCCTAAATATCTAAAAATTAAATCACGCAAAGGTGGGCATGTATTTGTCATGGATGATGGTGCGGCTCTAGGTGAAGATCAATTGGTCAGACTTCGCACTGCTAACGGTCATCAGATATTAATGCACGATACCAATAAAACTATCTATATCGCACACGCAGATGGTGGTAGTTGGATTGAACTAGGACCTAGTGGCAGTATCAGTGCTTATGCATCAGGATCATTTAATGTCCGCAGTGAAGGCACACTGAATCTACACAGTGACACTAATATTAATATCAATGCCGGTGGTAGTATTAATATGAAATCCGGATCAAAAATCAAGTTAGAAACTACCAAAACAGAATTACTAACAGGAACACTAAAAGTAGAATCGTCTGGATTGACCGAATTTAAATCAGGTGCGGCGTTTAATGTAGAATCCTCTGCGGCAATGTCTTTAAAGGCCGCTGCTAAGTTTGCTGTAGATGCCAGCGGCATCTACCAGAACAGCGGTGCGTCTACCGCAGTCAAAGGAGTAGATCCTTTACAGGTAAACAGCTTACCCAGTGCAGGATTAAATACCAACGGTGTTTGGCGTGTTGTTCCTAATGCTTTGAGCACCATAGTAACAGTAGCGCCAACACACGAACCATACTCACGTGGCTATAACGGAGTATTCTATAAACCAACTAGCCCGGGCATACAACCAAAACCTTACAAAGGCGCCATTGATGCTACTAAAAATGCGGGTGAAATAGGAGTGCAAAATCCCGCAACCTTAAAAGACCTGAGAAATCAACCCGCGGCCAGTGCACCGGTAGGTACACTAAGCCAAGACCAAACCACAGCTTTACTAGCACAGGCAGGTGCTGGCAATGATTATACATCAGTTGATGCCGATACAGGCGCAGTAGGCAAATACCAGATTGATTATCAAGCATTAATAGATGGCGGCTACGTAAAAAGCACAGTGGCTAGCAATGAAGATTTACAAAATCCCAACAGTTGGATTGGAAAGAATGGTATAGACTCAGTTGATGCATTATTAGATAACGGACCCGAACAAGAATCTATCATGGAAGAACTGACCAATAATAACTATACTGCTATGGTCGCCAGTGGTGCAATCTCAGAAGAACAACCGCCTGAAGATGTAGCGGGTATGTTAGCCTTGGCACATGATGTCGGAGTTAATGCGGCTAAAAACTTTAGGGAAGGTCAAGGCACAGGAGCAGATATATTTAATCAAGGCAAGTATGCAGCCTCAGTATTAGCTGGGCAGGTCCAGGCTGTAAATCAAGGATAAATATTTACATGGCCAATACATATAAAGGATTTAGCACTCTAGCACCTAGCAGAAACTTCCGCCTGACTGATTTTGACCTGATCAAGCAGGATATTATCAATCACTTCAATATACGCAAAGGTGAAAAGTTAATGCGTCCAAATTTTGGCACTATCATCTGGAATGTATTGCATGAACCCTTTACTGAAGATCTAAAAAGCGTGATCGCACAGGATGTTAAAGCTATCGCCAGCTATGATCCACGTGTTAGCTTTGACAATATCGTTATCACAGAGTATGATCAAGGCATACAGATAGAGCTGCAACTACGATATGTTCCAACTAATCAAGTTAATCTCATGTTGATGAACTTCAACAACGCCACAAATACTCTTACAGCACAGTAATTAACTACACAGTTTATTTTCCTGATAAATACTATATAACAGGGAAATAGCATGGCAACCACCACAAGACAAACCACTTTACTAGTTGCGGAAGATTGGACTAAGCTATATCAATCATTCCGCAATGCTGACTTCCAAAGCTATGACTACGAAACACTTCGTGCTAGCATGGTCAGCTATCTACAGTTATATTATCCTGAAGATTTCAATGACTTTATTGAATCCAGTGAGTTTATCGCCCTGATCGATATGATCGCGTTCCTAGGTCAAAGCCTAGCATTCCGCGCCGATCTAAATGCCCGTGAAAATTTCATTGATACTGCACAGCGTCGCGACAGTATCCTTAAACTTGCACGTTTGATCAGCTATAACCCAAAACGTAATGTCACTAGCCAAGGCTTCTTAAAGTTTAACAGCGTTAGCACTACAGAAAATGTCTATGACAGCAACGGACTTAATCTAAGTGGTCTGGTGATCAACTGGGCAGATGCAGGTAATAGCAATTGGTTAGAACAGATGACTCTGATAATCAATGCTAGTTTAGTCAATAATCAAGCAGTCAGCAAACCAGCATACAGTCAAATAATCAATGGTATTACCAATGAAGAATATCAGATCAATCTGGTGCCTAATATACTATCTACCTATAGTTTTAAATCTACAGTAGCTGGGTCTCAAATGGCATTTGAGATGATCAGTCCTACCAGTTCAGGTAAGACATATATCTACGAAGCTGATCCTAAACTAAATGCTCCGTTTAATTTTCTATATAAAAATGACAATTTAGGTAACGGTAGTTCTAATACAGGTTATTTCTTATATTTTAAACAAGGTGAATTAAAGAGCTTAGATTTTAATCTTGCTGAGAGTATTCCTAATAGGGTATATGGAGTTAATGCTAATAATATCAATAATACAGATGTTTGGTTATATAGTTTAGATAGTAATGGCAACTTGGATACCCTATGGGAAAAAGTTCCAGCAGTAGCCAACACTAATGTTATCTATAATGCTACTTTAAACAAAAACATCTATCAAGTCAATAGCCGAGCAGGCGATCAAATTGATTTGATCTTTGGTGACGGGTCATTTGCAAATATTCCGCAAGGCAACTTCCGTATATACTATCGTGTCAGCAATGGACTACAATATAAAATTACTCCCGACGAAATGCAAGGTGTAGTAATACCAATTAATTATGTAAGTGCCACTGGTCGAGTTGAAACTATTACCATCACGGCTAGCTTACAATACACAGTAGCTAATGCTACTACTAGAGAAAGTTTAGATTCAGTTAAACAAAAAGCACCACAGCAATTCTATACTCAGAATCGTATGGTCACCGGTGAAGATTATAATATCTTACCTTATACATTGTTTACTGACGTGTTAAAAGTCAAAGCAGTTAATAGAACCAGCTCAGGTATCAGTCGTTATCTAGATGTTATTGATGTTACTGGAAAATATTCCAGCACTAACATTTTTGCCCAAGATGGTATTTTATATAGAGATAATACCACTAATACTTTTAGTTTTGATTATTTTACTACCAATGACATCTATCGTGTGATCTATGATCGCATAGCACCAATAGCACAATCTCCCGAAACTCTACAGTTTTTCTATGCACACTATCCACTGTTAGATCTAACTGATATTTACTGGCATACATCAACTATAATTGCCAACGGTTGCACAGGATTTTTCCAAGATAGCCAAGGTAAGATACTACAAATTGGTTCAGCAGTAACCAGCACTAACAAATATATACAACAGAGTTCAATCGTTAAATTTTCCGCTGGCACAGGCAATTACTTTGATTCACAGAATCGTATAAAGACAGGAACGCCCCGCAATCCGGGCGACAAATATTATGTCTATGCAGCCATCGAACTAGTGGTAGGAGATGGGACCAATGGTGGTCAAGGCAACTTGTCAAATGGTGAAGGCCCAGTGACTATAAATCAGATTATTCCGGCAGCAGAAACAGCAGAAGCTGATCGCGTGTTTGCTGTGTTTAACGTTGATTTTCCAACAGCATTGGTTTCAGCTATGGTAGGTTATATACAGGCCTTTGCTAATTTTGGTCTACGTTACGATGTAGACACATCAGCATGGACGATCATAGCACCACAAGATCTTAATACTACAGATGAATTTAGTTTAACCTATGCGGGCGATACTAGCGGAAATGCACGTGATAGTAGTTGGATTATCGCATTCCAAACAGTTGGTAAAACCTATACAGTCAGCTATCGCGGACTTGACTATATATTTGAAAGTGTGCAAGAAACTAACTTCTACTACGATGGCACTACTAAGATATTTGATGCGTCAACAGGCTTAACAGTTAAAGATCAGATCAAAGTATTAAAAGTTAATACGCAACCTGATAATAGTAATCCACTAGCACTTGACTACATTTGGAATATCTACAAGAGTATTACCGAAGTTGATGGGTATATAGATACCAATAGGATCTTAGTGACATTCAGTGATACCGACAACGACGGTATTCCGGATAATCCTGAATTGTTTGAATTACTAGTAAATCCTAATGTAGATACCACTAACAAGTATGTCTATTTCCAATCAACTACTGGTTACGATAATTTTGTAACGGAAACTCCAGTTGATAATAATACTGTAGTATCACAATACGCTACTCTGCGCGATGCACAGGTAGCAGCTACTCTGTATCAAAATGGACAGTTATTTTATATTGCCCCCACTGATACATTCTATCAATTGACCATCAGCGGTGCAACTTATATATTAAATGCTGTTACAGGTTATGTGGCTAAATTAGGTCGCCAAGATATGTATTTCCAATATCGTCACAACAGTCCAAATAATCGACGTATTGACCCAAGCCCAAATAATATCATCGACTTATATATCCTCACACAACAATACAGCATTGATTATTCCGCCTGGGTGCAGGATATTACCGGAACTATCGCACAGCCTAGTTTACCAACCAGCGAAGAATTAGAAACTAACTACAGCACATTAGATGACTATAAGACAGTTAGTGATACGATCATCTATAATCCAGCACAGTTTAAACCACTATTTGGCGCCAAAGCCGATCCTACACTACAGGCACAGTTTAAAGTGGTTAAAAATCCTAATGTGGTTATCAGCGATAACGAAATACAAACATCAGTGATCTCTGCCATTAATAGTTATTTTGCTGTAGAAAATTGGGACTTTGGAGAAACTTTCTATTTCAGTGAACTCGCAGCATACCTACATGTACAATTAGTTCCAAATATTTCTAGTATCGTTATAGTGCCGGCCAACGAAGCCAGCGTATTTGGTAGCTTGATGCAGGTCAATTGTGAAATTAATGAAATCATTACCAGTGCAGCGACAGTAAATGATGTTAAGATCATCAGTGCTATCACTGCCGCACAGATTAATCAAACTGGTGCACTTATTACTGCTTAATTGGGAACATAATGGCTGAAAGAAAAACCTATAATTTTTTACCAACTACCTTTAGATCCGATACGAATCAGAAATTCCTGTCAGCGACTATGGATCAGCTGGTATCAGATCCAAATTTTACAACCTTGTATGGATATATTGGTCGTAGATTTGCACCTACTTACAAGAGTACCGATAGCTATGTTTTAGAATCTACTGCTGATCGTCAAAACTATCAACTTGAACCTAGTGTGGTCATCAAAGACAATCAACTGAATATCACATTCTTTGCTACCTATGTTGATCTCTTAGATAAGATCAGTTACTACGGTGGTATCACTACAGATCATAGTCGTCTATTCGAACAAGAATATTATACATTTGATCCGCATGTCAGCTTTGATAAGTTCGTTAACTTTAGTCAATACTATTGGTTGCCTGGCGGTCCTAATCCTGTGGAAGTTTCAACTAATGGGTTAGACTTAGACATTACCTACGTAGTAACACGTGATGCTGCCAATGGTCGTTACATATATACCAATAATGGTGTGATTGACAATAGTATTATTCTAGCTCGCGGTGGAGTTTATAGATTTGTAGTAGATCAACCAGGATATCCGTTTTGGATACAAACGGAATTGGGGGTCGACGGGGTAGTATCTGCGACTCCTACTCTGAGCAGTCGAGACGTGTTGGGAGTAGAAAATAACGGAATAGACAGCGGCACGGTGACATTCCGTGTGCCGTCAGCAACAGCACAGGATAGATTTATCGCTATGCCGGTGGTCTATTCAGTAGACTATGCTACTCCATTTAATACATTGCCATTCAGCAGTTTTAATAATCAATTACTGTCAACATTTTTAAATAATTATCCACAGTATGGTGGTATTACAGGTCAGCTTAACGGCAAACACCTAGTATTCGTCAATGTCCAACAAGCGACCAACGTTGGTGAAGAAGCATGGACCTATGGTAATGTCGTTGTATCAACTCCAACAGCAGTCTCTGGAACATCTGGAACAAACGTTATCACATTAAGTTCTGCAGCTAAGTTGATAGCTAATTTAGAAGTATCTGGTACAGGCATTCCTAGCGGAACTACTATTATTAGTGTTGACTCAGCAAATGCTAATGTAACACTCAGTGCTAATCTTACTACCACAGCGTCAGGAACATATACATTCAATGCTCCGGGATTTAATGCCGGCTATGTGGTTCCAGAAGCAGAACGCTATGGGGTATTCCGCGTGGTGTATGTTAATGCTGGAATCACTAATGCAGACGGATCACCAGATCCGGTGGTTCGAATAATATTTGAACAAGCGGTCAACTTTGATGAAAAAGTCTATATACGATTTGGTGTCGCTAATGCTAATAAAGAATACTATAAAGACTACGACGGATTCCTTAAACAAGTACCATTGATCAGTTGTCAATTGAATAATCTATGGATACAAGACGGAATCCGCAGCGATATCTATACAAATACTAAGATAGTAGAATATAATGCCTGGACTATCGATATTGACACAGACATTCTAGGACAACTAAATTATACTAGCCCCAATGGAGTTGAATTTACATCAGGATTAAAAGTACAGTTTGGGGATGATGTATCACCTGCTTACTATCAAAATCGTCAGTTCTATGTTGAACAAGTTGGCGATACTAACCAATTCAATGGTGGTATTAGATTAGTGCCTGTTGATGAGCTGATCACTCCGGAATTATATAACGACGAATTAATATTAAATTACCCAACTGATATATTCCCTGACTACATCACTATCAATCGCGGCAGTATTGATCGCAATGCTTGGTCACGTAATAATCGTTGGTTCCACATTGATGTTCTACTGGCTACTGCAAATTATAATCAAGTAACACCAGTATTTGATCAAACCAGTCGAGCACAGAGACCTATCGTGCAGTTTGACTGTGATCTGCAATTAATCAACGAAGGTCGCATTGGTCTTGCACCAATCGATATCTTAGATACTGACACGCAGAACGCCTTTACTGAACTACAAGGTAAAACGTATCCAACAGCATTTGGTATAACATTGTTTGACGGTATGCGTGTGATATTTGGAGTTGATAATGACCCATTGGTTCGTAATAAAATCTATGTGTTAAATTTAGTCCAGTATGAAGTCGATGATCAAGGCTTGCCAACAGGCGACAAGCATATTGAATTGACCTTAGCTGAAGACGGAGATATCATATCTTACTCTACTACAGTAGTTAAACTAGGCAAATACAAAGGCAGCCAATGGTGGTATGATGGTGTTACCTGGAACGAAAGCCAGGCTAAAACAGCACTACAACAACCACCACTGTTTGATGTGTTAGATCCTACGGGCAAGAGTTTTTCTACCTATACCAGAAGTACATTTACCGGTACACAATTATTTGGTTATGTCAGAGCTACTAGCGGCACTGCTGATCCAGTCTTGTCGAGAGGTATCATACCTACGATCTACGACAGTAACAATAATCCTGTTACAGACTTCTATCTAAGCTATAAAAATTTCCAAACTCAGGGCGATATTAATTTCCAAAATTATTTCAACACTGATACGTTTAGCTATGCAAGTGAATCTGACACTATTCTGTCAGATGTATTGATTAATCTTGGATACTTACAAAAAATAATCAATGCTGAAATACTACAACCTAAAAATACTTGGTTAACTGTACCTGAACATAGCAAGCAATATCAACAGATCAGTTATGTTTATGATGGTACTAATAATCCATTTACCATCGACGTTGTTCCTGAAGTAGAGTCCACAATACCTTATACTAAAGTATTCCAAAACTTCCAGTATATACAACCAACACAATGGACATTAGCCAACAATGCCGTTACTCTATCTACTACATTAACTGTTGGAGATCAGATTGACATACTGGTCTACAGTTTAGAGATTAGTAAACTTGGTTTCTATCAAGTACCACAGAACTTAGATTTAAATGCTCAGAACGCTGACATTAATACCCTGACACTAGGACAACTGCGAAACCATTTAATAGCCTTAGGTCAGAACAGCACTATCCTTGACGGTAATATCCTAGCACAGAGTAATCTACGTGACATTGATATCAAACAACAGGGCGGAACTATATTACAGCATAGCAGTCCAACTCCTTATGCGAGTCTATTTTTGATAGATAAGACAGCAAACTTTGTCAACAGCCTACGTTACGCACAGCAAGAATATACTAAATTTAAGAACAAGTTCCTTGAACTTAGCACAACGCTAACTGGTATTGATCCAACAGATCCTGTATCCAGTGTTGATTTAATTTTAACTAAAATTAATTCTGTTAAGAATAAAAATTTTCCATGGTTCTACAGCGATATGGTACCATATGGTCCGTTAAAAACTATCGTGAGCCAACAGGCTGGTGTAGATGGATTTTTAGTATTTGATCCATTAAAGACCAACTATGAAATAACAAATATATTTAATGATACAGAACTCAGCAATCAAGCAGTTTTAGTTTATCGCAATGGTGTGCAGTTAGTTAAAGGCGTTGACTATACATTCAATAGCACCACTCCATCTATAGATTTTCAAATTGGTCTCGAAGTTGATGATATTATCAAGATAGTAGAATATAGCAATACCGATGGTAACTATATTCCAGAAACACCAACTAAGTTAGGATTATGGCCTAGCTTTGTTCCTAAAACATTCTTAGATGATACCTATAGGACACCAACTACAGTAATCCAGGGTCATGACGGTAGTATTACTCCGGCGTTTGGCGACTTCCGCGATGACTTCTTGCTTGAATTAGAACTACGTATCTACAATAATATTAAATTATCATTGATTGGTACGTTTGGTGATATCTTTACTGTGGTACCTGGTAAGTTCCGCACCAGCGATTATCTAATAGGTGATATTAATCAGCTGATATCTATCTACTTCTTAAACTGGATCGGTAATAATAAATTAGATTTCAGCACCAACGACACATTTGACCCCAATGACCCATTTACTTGGAACTACGCAGGCAGCACAGATGTAATCAATGGCGAACAACTACAAGGTAGCTGGCGTGCTTGTTATCAATACTTCTATGATACATTCCGCCCACATATCATGCCGTGGGAAATGTTAGGGTTTGCAGCTAAACCAGACTGGTGGGAAGGATTCTATGGTCCGGGACCATACACTGGCGGCAATAAACTCCTATGGGACGATCTAGAAGCAGGTCTGATCCGTTACGGTGATCGCGCAGGTATAGATACTAATTATGCTCGTCCAGGATTGTCAACAGTTATTCCTGTAGATGAAAATGGTAATCTACTAGCACCAAATCAGGTATTGACAAGATCCTTTAATAGCAAACGTGCGGCTGGCGCTTGGTCAATAGGACAATACGGTCCTACAGAATTTGCTTGGCGATTGAGCAGTGAGTTTCCTTATGCTGTTCAACAGGCATTGGCTCTAAGTAAACCAGCGAAATATTTTGGATCATTGATTGACACCTATAACTATACCTATATCAATTTATTATATACCCTTGACGAAGATTCAGCAGGCAATATAACAGGATCTGAACAATACCTAACACGCATTAATAATCACCATCTTACTCAAGATTCGATTAATTTTAACGGTGATACTACAGCTGGAACGATATATAGAGGTGCTGGTTATATCAATTGGATAGCGGATTATCTAATCAGCCAGGGTATAAGTCCTTCAACGTATATCTTACCGTTGTTAAAAAAATATCAAGTTAATCTAGCCTATAAAGCAGCTGGATTTACTGATCAAAAATATCTGGAGATTCTAGCAGAACAAGTTAGCCCTACTAGCACCAATGACAGCATCTTGTTACCTAACGAAAACTATAGTATTTTCTTAAACGAAAATCCTATTCCTGTAGACAAATTAATCTATAGTGCAGTTATTGTTGAGAAAACTAATAATGGTTGGACTGTCAGAGGATATGATCTATTCAATAGTTTCTTTACTATCATTCCTAGTGTAGTCAATAGCAACGCCTATAAGATTACAGTATTAAACAGCAGTGCGGTAATTTATAATAATTATCAATCTCTAAAACTTAATATTCCATATGGATACGAATTTATCACTCAGCAACAGGTTGCAGATTTCTTAGTTGGCTATGAGCGTTATCTAATATCGCAAGGTTGGACATTTACTGATATGGATTCTCAGCTAAATGAAATGCGCAACTGGAAACTATCAGTAAAAGAATTTTTATACTGGGCACAGCAAGGATGGCGTTCTGGCAGTATTATCGTATTAAGTCCGGTAGCAGAAACATTAAATGCTATAACAATAGGTGCTATCACCGATGGTCTGGATGACAGCCAATATGGTAGCAAAGTCTTAGACCAAAACTTTAATCTAGTTAGGAATAATAACTATAGTGTTCTTAGAACACCTAGCAGTTTCAAATTATCCTTAACAGATGCTGCATCAGTGATCGCCTATGTAGAAGTAGATTTAGTCCAGTATGAACACGCACTAATCTTTGACAACACTACGGTGTTTAATGATGTTATCTATCAACCAGAAAGCGGCAATAGACAATATAGATTAAAACTAATTGGTCAAAAAACTGGCGCCTGGGATGGTAGTCTCACTGCTCCAGGTTTTGTATACTTCAATGGAGTTGTCAATGATTGGAGACAAGGTAAAGATTATCTCAAAGGCGACCTAGTAAAATATAAGAGTCAATATTATACAGCATTACAAGATGTAGTGGCTAGCAACACATTTGAATTCCAATACTGGCAACAGATTGACCAAAATCAGATACAAAAAGGACTGCTATCAAATTTCTCAACGCTAGCAGTGCAGAGCCAAGGATATTATGATTCATATGCTAAGGTTAAAGATCAAGATCAGATAAATTATAGCCATGCACTAATTGGGTTTAAACCTAGACGATATCTCAGCGATCTCGGTGTAACTGAAACTACACAGATAGAATTCTACAAAGGGTTCATCGCACAGAAAGGCACTGCTAATGCTGTTAATCAGATGCTCAAAGCAACGTTTAATAATCTAAGCAGTGATATCAACTTCTATGAAGAATGGGCTATGCGTGTTGGCGAGTATGGCGCATTAGATACTAATCCATTTATAGAAATTCCGTTAAATGAAAGTGCGTTTGGTGTTAATCCAAGTATTGCACAATTCGTAGGTGAAGCAGATAATAATCTGGCAGACGGCATTACGGTATTTAATAAATCACAACTGTACAAATCAGATGGAATCTATACGGGTAATATTGCTCTCAATCGATCAGCATCTAGTGATTATGACAATGATATACCTACAGCAGGATACGTTAACATTGATGATATAGATACAACTATCTACGATCTCGCTAATTATGTTGATCTAGATGGACAAATTGCCAACATGGGTAGTGGATATATCATATGGTGTGCTAAAGACTTTAGCCAAGATTGGAACGTTTATCGCGTAACAGAAACTAATAATTTTGTTATCGGTATCGCAAACTCATTAAACAATCGTGTGACATTTACCACAGAAAAACCACATAAGTTTGTAGTTGGTAGCGTGTTCCTTGTCAAAGACTTCATTGATGGATTCAATGGATTTTATCAAGTATTCAAAGTTGTTAGTCAAACTAGCATACTAGTAGACTATGCAGGTGATCCAGCTAATCTATCAAATCTAACCACAGAAGAGGGTCAAGGTATATTATTCCGCATGGATAGTATGCGTTTTCTATACATGGAAGATGCACGTATCTATGGACTATTAAATCCACCAAATGGATGGAAAGTGGGTGACAAGATCTGGATCGATGATGATGCAGAAACAACACCAGTTCAAGGACAACCTTATAGCCCTACTAATACCTGGAAAGTCTATGAAAAACAAGCACCGTGGACAGTAGATCAACAGCTAACCAAAAACATAGGTGAATATGCGACCAACGATGGTTACGGCTCTAGCGTTAAGATGTCCGCCGATGGACTGATAGTTGTTACTGGTAGCCCCAACGCTAATAGCAACGTTGGCATAGTTAATACGTTCCTAAGAGATTATGCTGGAGTGTTCCAAGAAAGCTTCAGCATCAGTCCATTGAGCGCAAACACTCATGCATTTGGTCATGCAGTAGAAATAGGTATTGATCCAGCATCAAACAGCGTATTAGCTGTTGGCGCACCTGCAAGTTATGGTAATGTTGGTTATGTTTATATCTACAATAAATCAGAATTTGCCACAGCCTTTAATCGCAGTCAAATTTTAGTAGGCAACATAGGTTCAGAAGGAAAATTTGGCTACAGCCTAGCATTCAGTCAAACAGGCGATTGGTTATATGTCGGGGCTCCCGGTAATGCTGCTGTATCATCAGGTAATGTGCATGTCTACGGATTGAATAGATTTATCCCTGTTGAAGAACAGATCACATCTATTAACAGTTTATATACACTGACACTGAGTTCAGCATTAGGTACCACAGCCAACGTTGGTGATATAATTACACAGGCGATAACTGGTGCTACTGCTAGGATTACCTGGGTTGAGAATGCCAGCACCTATCAGGTTGATAATTTAACTAATTTTGTTTATGCACCTAATTTAAGCATAACTGTTGGCAATGTAACAACGGTGTATTCAACCGATATCAGTATTACCACCGGCAGCTTCTTGTCTAATGTGGCAGCTTATCCGTTAACTTCAAATAGCTATGCGGTAACCAGTAATATTTCCGTTACATCATTTACTCCGGCGGTTACTGGTCCTGTGGGCGACCCTAGCTCGTTGTTAATTACAACAGGAACTAAAACATTTATTCCAAACATTGATTATTATCTAAATGGAACCACAATTAATTTTGTTAATAATGGTAATATCGCAAACCCGCAAAAACTTGATACTGGTACTATTAGCATTAAACAAAAACCTTATTACCAATGGTTAAAAACATTAACATTACCAACCAGCAACATTGGAGCACAATTTGGCTTTGCATTGTCAAGCAGTTTTGATGGCGCACAACTAGCAGTTGGCACACCCAATGATAATATCGTTGGCTCCGGCGGCGAACTTAAAATTGGTGCAGGAGCTGTTTACGTATACGATCGAGTGATTGAAGCGTTTAACACAGTAATAGATGCCGTCCCAGGATCTGGTGGTCAGGATTATATCACACAAAATTCCATAGCATTAGTTTATAAGGTCTTGTTAGATAATGTTGAAGTAAACAACTATATCATAGTAAGCAGTAATAGGATACGTTTTATCACTCCACCCCCGATTGGTCGCGTGTTATATATTGAAGTTAATCAGTTCGCACTACTAGAACGATTAATTGGTGTAGATAGTTTAAGTGGTGGATTAAAAGCTATCCAATCAAATGCGGCATTTGGTACCAGCCTGACGATCTGTTCAAACAACTGTGCGATCTATATTGGCGCACCTAACTATGACAATGGTACAGAATATAACTCAGGTGCTGTATGGAAATTCCATAATAGAGGTCGACTATATGGTACCAACACTGGCTATACAATAAATCCAGTGTTTATGCCAGGCGACAAGATACGCTTAGACAACTTTGAGATCACTGTTAGTGGTCGTTGGATGCCTGCTACTGTTGGTAATATTATAACATTAAGTGCCAATGTCCGAGCCAATATAGGCGATTATATCACACAGACTGTATCCTCTACTGGTGTAGCTAATGTAACGGTGTTAGTTGATACGCCCGTGACAGGTAGTAGATATATCACAGTTGGTGACTATAACGACAATGCTAATGTGTTTAGTTGGTCATCAGGTAATGTTGTCAGTGTCAATGGTACAACAACCACTGCACAGTTAAGAGCCAGCTTAGATAGTTTTGTTAAAGATGTCAATGATGCTAATCTACTAGGTATTACAGCAAGCAATAGTGCAGGAACATTGAGATTTGACTCCGACAGTACAGTAGCTAAAAACTTGCTACGTATCCTGTCAGGCGCTAATCAACCTAACAGCCCAGGTGTGTATGCCGATGCTGATTTGATCATATTTGCATTCATGCAGATCATCGTCAATCCGTTTGGCCTTCCGGGGGAATATTTTGGTAATAAGGTTAAATTGGCTGCTAATGCTTATATGTTAGTAATTGGTAGTGCCCGCGGCACTACCAAAGATTTCACTACGTTTGACGTAACCACAACACCAAAAGGCACTACATTAGACCAATCTACTACAAGATTATATGACAGTATTCAAGGTAGTGGTAGTGTTTATATCTACGAATTATATGACGATCCACGTAATGAAGTTGAACATCCGGGACGTTACGCTTATGCACAGCAACTTAACCCCGATGATCTTATTCCGGGTGCCGGGTTTGGTTACAGTTTAGATATTGAAGGAACATATATCACAGTCAGTGCTCCGGCTTCCACAGTCGATGGAGCTCCAGAGAGATCGGGAACTGTTTATATATTTTCTAATCCAACAATGACACGAGGATGGCAGTTGATCCGTTGGCAACGAGATAAAGTAGACATCGACAGTCTTACACGTGCATTCTTATATGATAATACTACTAATTTAATCAAGTATGATCTACAGTTTATTGATCCTGCTAAAGGTCGCATCTTAGGACAAGCTGAACAGGAAATTTCTTTCAAGACAGAATATGATCCTGCTATCTATAATAGAGGATTCAATCCCAAAGCAGATATTAATCAAAGTGTCTATTGGGGAGACCTACAGATTGGTAAAGTGTGGTGGAATCTCAGCAGTGTCCGATATATAGACTACGAACAAGATACCTTAACTTATCGTTCACTGTATTGGGGACAACTATTTCCAGGATCAACGATCGAAGTGTTAGAATGGGTTCAAAGCAATGTGGTTCCTAGTCAATATACAGGCAGTGGCGTGCCCAAATATGCTGATGACAGTGCCTACGTAGAAGAAATATTTGTTGATCCAGTTACTGGTATTATTACCAATCGTTATTACTATTGGGTTAAAGATAAAACCACTGTCGATCCCAATGACCCTAGTAGGAATATACCTGTTAGTGCTGTCCAAGACTATATTTTAAATCCTAAGAATCAGGATATCGGATTCGCTGCGATGATTCGCAGCGACGCGATCGCATTCTATAATGTCAGCGAGTACCTAAGTGCTGATAATACAATCATGCACTTAGATCATCAATTGACGATCAATACTGATATCATCCATAGCGAATACGAATTGGTACAGAAAGGCAACCCAGCGAATCAAATACCTGCCAAAATAGTTAATAAATTAATCGACAGCTTATCTGGTCTTGATCAATCAGGTAGGACTGTACCTGATCCAACACTCAGTACTGCTGATCGTTATGGTATCAGCGTCCGACCAAGACAAAGCATGTTTATAGACAGGCTCCGTGCTGTTGATGAAATGATCGCATACGTCAATAAAATTTTTGCTGTCAATGCTATCACTGAACAATTTGATCTGAGCGGATTAAATGCAGAAGATCCACAGCCTAATTTTAAACTAGGTGAGTATGATCAGAGTGTGACCACTGATACTGAATTATATTACATAGACACAGATCCTCTTGATCCTGGATATCTAGTATTAGTCACTAGCGATACTACTCAGAATGGTCTTTGGGTATTATATGAATTAACTGTTGATAAAGCATGGAGTATTGCACGGGTACAATCATACAAGACCAATCAATACTGGATCTACATTGATTGGTATGCTGACGGATATAGCTCAGCAACTAAACCAGACTTCAGCGTGGCGACTACCAATGATGCGCTAAAATTACAAGCCACTGAAGGTATAATCATCTACATCAGCAATGCTACTGGCGCAGGTACCTGGCAATTAGTAGTGGTACAGAATGATGGATCATTACAGGTTGTGGGTATACAAAACGGTACTATACAGCTATCCACATCATTGGGTGATTTTGCTGGTAACGGGCTTGGATTTGGTAATCAGGATTTTGACAGCAACAGATTCGATCAAAATCCCAATGACGAAATACGTGCTATCGTATCTACATTAAATGATACCATATTTACTAATACGTTGCAGGGAGAATTTAATAATCTGTTTTTTATCTTGATCAACTATCTATTAACAGAACAAAACTATGTTGACTGGTTGTTTAAATCTAGCTTTATCAGCGTCACACACAAATTAAGATCATTAGCACAATACCCAAGCTATGTGGTTGATAATCAAACATACTATGAAGATTACATCGATGAGATTAAGCCCTATAGGACTAAGATACGTGAATATCTGATTAACTATACAGGTGATGACGTATTTGAAGGTAGTATCACTGACTTTGATCTTCCGGCGTATTATGACACATCAACTGGTTACGGTATATTCCGTAGTCCGAGTGGTGAAAATCCTTATGTTGAGGAAGACTCTGCTACTTGGCAGACATTCCCGTATAATCAATGGTATGCAAATAGGAATCTTATAGTGTCAAGCATACAGATATCATCGCCGGGTGCTAACTATCAAACTCCGCCCTCAGTGACTATTACTAGTGTAGACGGTAATGGGTCTGGTGCTACAGCGGTAGCAACTATTGATGGAAACATTGGTGCTATAACAGCAATTACACTAACCAACGCAGGTAGTGGGTATACTACAACTCCGGCAGTAATTATCAACGGTAGCAACACCAGCAGGGCTAATGCCTATGCAGTGATGAAGAGCCCGTTTGCTCGTAGCTTTGACACTAAGATAAAATTTGATCGTATTAGCTATGATACTACGGTTACACGCTGGGCAAGTAACACAACGTATACCGCAGGTCAGATAGTTAGTTATGCATTCCCAGATGGTAATGTGATGATCCGTAAAGCCTACACCGTTAATAGTAATATTACAACTGGTAGTAGTTTTATTCCAAATAACTATACTGAATACACAGCTAATTTATTTACTAATGCCAACGATCGCATTATTGGTTACTATGAACCAACTGACGTGATGCCGGCCATTGATGTGATATCAATTCCATTAACACTAGCTAATTCTGCGACCAATACTAATACTATCTATGTATTCAATGCCCCTACATTAATCCCGGGCATGTATATCACTGGAAATGAAATCACTGGTAATGTACCATCATGCTATGTAGCTAATGTGGTTGCTGATGTGACTATAATGATCAACAGTCGAGGCACTATTGTTGGTAATATTGCCAACGGCAGCAGTGTTATTTCAGGTATCGTAGGTAATATCAGTCCTGCACTTGAATCTTCACCAAAGCCTGGCAGATTTATTAACAACCTATATGCTAAAGGCGAATATGTTAGTGGAATAGGTATTCCATTTGAAGCTTCAGTTGAAACTAACAGCTGGTTTGCTCACAGTATTAATTTAGATGCCCAATCCACAGTCACAGCTAACCTAGTACCATTCAGTTACGGCGGTATACCAATCAAAGTAACACAGGTAACTCTGTCAGTTAATATTAACTTAACTACAGATGATACTATTACTGCAACTTACAATAGTCTAGATCAATTAGTTCCTGGTATTGATTACCCAGCACTACCGGTGCAAGGTGCAGACTTTACATTAAGCCCACTGTATGGTCGTAGATATGATATAGCATCATATGACGCTGTCCAATACAGCACAGATGGTATAGCATTACTATCTACACGTTCAGTTGATGTAGCTATGTATAGCTTGTTTAGCCAACTAAGCCTAGGAACAGCGCCACAAGATATCGTTACCTATGGTGGTGCATTCGTTGATCCAGTTAATAGTCATGCTCCGGAAGAACTAGTTCCGGGTAGAACCTATGATACCTTAGATATGCGTATCTATACTCAGATCGATGGTAACGCTAATGTAGTAGCTTATCGTATATTTGATAACATGACAGATGAAGCTAGTTATCTGAGAATTTCTACAGCTAACACCACTATATTAACTCAGACATTGTATCTGACAGATGCTAATATCTATGTAGCTGATTCATCAGGGTTAAGTAGCCCTAGCACATTATATGCTCGTCCGGGTGCAATATTCATCAACGGCGAACGTATCACGTTCTATACCAAGACTGTATACACTCCTGCATTATGGACAGCTAACACAATGTATGCAGTTGGGTCAGCAATTACCTATGACGGTGTTGATTTCTTAACTACAGGTAATGTATATGCAAGCACATTTAGCTATGCTAATGTTTCAGTGTTGCCAGGACGACACGTCTTAGGACAACTACGTAGAGGAACACAAGGAACCGGTGCTTACTTTACACATTCAGCAGGCGAAAATGTAATAGATGCTGGACAGAATCAAATCATACCTAATACTATATTAGGTAATACCACAGTCGGTAACCTATTATATAATGCTAACGTATTCTATAACGCAGGAACCGGAACTGCTTTAGACGGCACCGGAATGGGAGGATCTACTACACCAGCAACATTGTTCTTGAAACAATTCCCAATAGTCAATGGCATTATTCCTGGAGTACCGAACGAACTCATCACTGAAGATGCGATAAATACGATAAACACTGAAGGCAATGTAGCAATTTACACTGAGGAATAACAATGACAATTAAGATTAGCCAACTTGGAAATGTAGCTGCGGTACAGGGTAATGTCCTGTTACCTATAGTCAGCAACATCACGGGCACACCAACAACCGTAAAAGCCAACGTTGATCAACTACAAAATTATATCTTAGGACAAGCCGGTAACGTTATTCCGTTAGCCAGCAATACTTATAGCCTTGGTAACTCTACTACATGGTGGAAAGATCTTTGGATCAGCAATACAACGATTTATATTGGTGGTGTTGCGTTAGCCACAGCAGGCGGACGACTAACTTTTGCTGGTGCTAATGTAGGCACAACTGGGTTAGATACCTATACTGGTAATGTCAGTGGTCGCGCGGTTAGTTTAAGTGGTGCAGTAGGGGGAATCAGCAGTGCATCAGTGGTCGCTGGTGGTCAAGGATTTATTGCAGGCCCAACCTTTCTACTAGGTATTAATCAAGTAAATGGAGCTTATTGTACCGTTAGTGCTCAATCCGTTAGTCAACCACCAGATAGGTCAATCACAAGTGTGGCCATAGTTGACTCTGGTAACGCATTCCATGTGGGTGATCTTATAACGGTTGTTAACGATAATGTTCCTAATCCGGGTAATGGATTTCCTGTAAGTAATGCTACAATTAGAGTCACTGAAATCATAGGTGCTCCTCCGCCAGCGATCTATGTTGGCAACACTGCATGGAGATTTGGAGCGGAAGGAGAATTAACCACCCCAGGTAGTATATTATTACCTGACAGCACAGCAATCTACAATGAAGATTCAAGCACAGCAGTCTTTACAAGTAATATCATTGCCGAAACTACAAGATTGTCTTTAACTGATGGTGGCAATGCTAGCGTATACGCAGGTGCAGGTACCTGGACATTTGACACAGACGGCACTACAACATTCCCTGGTGATACAACTATTGATGTCAATGGTGATATATCAGCTGGTAATATTGATGTTTATGGAGTTACTACTGACACTGTTGGATTAGGTGCTACAGAATTATACGGTGCAGATGGCAGTATTACATTCAGTGAAGCAACAACAACCACCATAGTCGGAAGCCAATATTGGGGATTCAACCCAAGCGGAATTACATGGTTCTATGTAGCCGATACCACCGGAGTTGAAGTGGGTATGCAGATCTATTGGGGAGCGTATCCAATAGGCTCGGTCACAGGTGTGACATCTGGTAACGTTTCTTGCACACCATTACAAAACGTAACTCCAAACTTTGTTGCCAATACATTGGTAGCATTTGGTAATCTTGCTCCTTTATCAACAGACACTATTTCTAGTCCAACCGGCGAACTATTCATTGATGGTAATATCGCCTTACCTGATAATACAGCGATCTATAATGAAGACGCAAACACAGCAGTTTTTACCAGCAACGTTAACAGCGATGCTACCAGCATATATTTAACAGACGCAGGTAATGCCGCAGTTTATGCTAGTGATAATGTAGTATTAGAAACCAACAGTGATGGTAATGTTTCTCAACAATGGATATTTAATGCCAGTGGTAACTTAACACTACCAGCCGGAGAGATCAATACATTAAGCAGTGGTAACTTATACATAGGAGCAGAGAGTGGCAAAGCTGTAAGACTAGCGGCCAATGCTGGCTCTACAGCGTGGAACTTTAACAGCAACGGCAGCGTGACATTCCCGGATAATACTCTACAAACCACTGCTGGTACTAATTATAGTAACGTTCAAGTAACTTCATATCTACCAACGTATAATGGTAATATTGGAGCCACGACAGTCAATGGAAACTTAACAGTATTTGGAGTTGCCAACATTGGATTCCCTAGTCAAATCTCATATGGTAATATAATAGTCAATGCTATTAACGATGCTAACAGTTATATACAATTAAACGTACAAAATATTAACAGTTTTGGTAATCTAGTAAGCGCAGACTTTATTGCCACAGCCCCCAACGGCACAGACACTAGCAAATATATTGACATGGGCATAAATGGTAATAATTTTGTATCTAGCGCCTGGACGATCAGCGGTAAAAATGACGGATATGTTTACATCAATTCAGGAAACTTAACCCTAGGAACAGATACACCCAATACCACAGTTAAAGTCCACGTTGGTGGAACATTAGCTGGAAATGTAATTACTACGTTTAGTAATTCAAATGTAACCATTTGCGGCAATTTAATTGTCTGCAATGTTTATGTTCCAGCAGCTAATAACTCAGTAGGAACTACCGGACAAATCAGCTACGACAGCAGTTATGTTTATGTGTGTATTGCTAATAATACATGGCGTCGCGCTAATTTAGCGATATGGTAAGAAAATTCCATGGATAATAAAGCGATAAATAAGAATATGACTACTAATACACAAGATAATCAACCAAAAAAACAGCCGGATGAGCGAGGTGGTATACACCTACAGGGACATATCAAGATATTTGATCCTGTAACCAAAGAAGTTTTTGTGGACAAGCGTAATGCTATTCACTATGAAAATTTTAGTTATGCCCTAGCTAATTCTGTGGCTAATAAAAACTACACAGGTAGTGGTGTTAAATTTATCAGCGAAATGCACTTTGGCAACGGTGGAACCACTGTTGACCCTACAGGTGTTATCACATACTTGCCTACAAATACTAATGTAGCTAACGCTGACCTATATAATCCTACATATTTTAAAATCGTAGACGATACTAATTCAGCTAATACTGACCCAGTAAATAATAAAATGATAGTTAACCACACTCCAGGTTTAAAATATACAGATATAGTAGTAAGTTGTTTACTTGACTACGGTGAACCTAGTGGACAGGCAGTATTTGACAACAGCCAAACGCTCAATGGGGATTTCGTATTTGACGAATTGGGATTATTTGGTTACTTAGAGGGTGAATCAGGATTGGGTGCAGGATTACCATTACTGACACACGTGATTTTTAGCCCAGTGCAGAAGGCACTGAATAGGCTTATTCAAATAGAATATACAGTGAGAGTTCAAACGCTAACAAACTTGACAGCATAATTAGGATAATAGAACATGTCGTATACAATTAATTTACCAGATAACTCAGTGCTGTGCACCATATTAGATGGCACAGTAAATAATACTGCTTCTAGCTTGACCCTGGTAGGGCGTAACTATAGCGGCTATGGTGAGATCATTGCAGAAGATCTAGTAGATCTACTGGTAAACTTTGCCTATAGCGTGGCTCCAACTAGTCCTAACACAGGTCAATTATGGTATGATACCAATGCTAAAACCCTAAAAGTTTATACAGCTAGTTCTGTATGGAAAAACGTAGGTAGCTGCACCAGCCAATCTTCGCCACCGAGCTCAACAGTAGCTGGTGACCTATGGTGGGATAGTGTCAACAAACAGTTATACTGCTATGATGGTACAACACCGTATGCTGCCTCAGGGTGGATCCTAGTGGGTCCAGGCTACAGCGTGGTCTATGGTAAGAGTGGCGCACTTTGGGAACAGATCAGTGATGGCACAACCACATTTAACGTGGTATCACAATACCTCAATGGAACACGCACAGCGATAATCAGTTCAGTGGCATTTACTCCAGCAACACCAATCACAGGTTTCTCTACGATACAAGTTGGTTGGAATATGAGCAGTGCCTATACTATCTACGGTACAGCTAATAATTCCAGTTATCTAGGCACACAACCAGCGGCCAATTATTTCCGAAACAATATCAACAACAGTGGCACAGGCACATTGACAATCCTAAACAATGGCGGGGTCACGCTTGGTAACTATCAAGTTGCTACACTATCAACAGCAGGTAATGCGCTAACTATTACGAACAATATCAACGGTGGTAACATTAGTGTTAAAGCTACAACAGCAGGTGTTGCTACACAATATCTCAGCATCAATGCAGTTACGGGTGCGGTTGAAGTTGCTGCTGATCCAACAACGGTATTGGGCGTTACTACTAAACAATATGTTGATAATAGATTTATCAATGCTAACCTATGGGGCATTTCAACAGCAGTAACAGCACCAGCTGGTACAAGTAATACGATGATTGCAACTACAGAATTTGTATCATCAGGATTATCGGGCTTATTCCCATACAAGATCTATCAAAACAATAGTTGGATGTGGATCAATGACAGTGGATCTGGATCTGCAAACTTAGTCATTGATGGATCCACGGTGATGACAGCTACCAGTGCTGGTGTTTATTTAGAAAACGGTGCTACAGCTAACGTTATTACGGCTAACCGAGGAGGATCGGGTGATTCTTCAGTAGCATCAACAGGTTATGTAAGAACAGCAGGACAATGGTGGGGTAACGCGGCACATCGCAGTGCTAAGATCGTCAGCACAGCCGAACCTCAAGTAGGTGTAAATGATGCTGGAACGTTTGATGGTGATTTCTGGTTCCAAATAGAAAGTTAATTAAGGCGAAAGAATGGCATATTCAATAACTACTACGATTGGCAATCCAATTGCCACAGTCCAAGACGCAACAATCAATACCTCTGCTACTCCACTAACTTTAATTGGTAGAGACTACGCAGGTTATGGTGCTTTCTTAAATGAAAACTTTGTACATCTTCTAGAAAATTTTGCCGCTAATACAGCACCTGATCAAGCAAAAAGACTTACAGGTATGCTTTGGTATGACACCACTCCAACTATAAACACATTGAAAGTATGGAATACTGGAGCGAATGTTTGGAAACCTGTCGGCAGCAGTATTTCACAAGATGGAGCTCCTGCATCTGGGTCGCCCGGGGACTTATGGTTCGATACTGCCAATAATCAGCTTTATGCTTGGAGTGAAGTAGATTTAGATTGGATACTTATCGGTCCTCCCAGCACCCTAGCTGGATCAGGAGCAGTGGTTACTACTATCGTAGACTCTAGCAGTAACAATCACGTAGTCATACAATTTAAGGTTAATAATAACATAGTTGGTATCATCAGCTATGACGCAACATTTACTCCACAGACATCCATCGCTGGCTTTGCTACGATCAAACCCGGATTTAATCTAGTAAGTTCCAGCACATTAACTGGTGCACAATTTACGGGTGATGCTAGTAATGCATTATTCTTAAATGGGGTCACTGCTGGCCAATTCCTCCGTAGCGATCAAAATACTTCTACTGCGTATCAACTAACAGTTGGTGGTAATTTAATCGTAGGTAGTGGATTGAATATATCAACACAGGCCACCGAAGTTAACTTTACCGGAACGACTAATAACAAAGATATTAATTTTTATGCCAACGTTGCTGGGGATAACACTGTCAAACCTATTGCGATCAGCGGTAGCACAGGCAGTGTGAGTTTTGAAAAATCTATTGCTGTTACAGACAACTTCTCAGCAGGCGGAGCACTGTCAGTAGCTGGTACTAGCACATTGATAGGAGCAGTAAGTATCCAGAATGGATTGTTACCAACCAATGTAGGAACCATTGATATTGGTAGTTCATCTACTAATTTTGCTAACGTACATGCTCGGACATTCTTTGGTAATATCGTTGGTAACGTAACTGCCAATATTATCAATGTATCAAGTAATTTAACTGTAGCTGGATCTATCCTAATCGCAAGTAATGTTGTGGCTACTCAAAGTTATGTAACTACAACTATCGCAACAGCCGGTAAGAACAGCCAAGGTAATAAAACCATATCTGCATCGCCCCCGAGCGGTGGCAGTAATGGAGATATCTGGTATCAAGTATAATGCCAAAGTTATATGTCTACGGAACTACTGCAAGCCCGGGAAATGTTCAATATCAGGTCCAACAACTTTATGTGCATACTGGTGGTGCTTTTGCTAATGTAAGATACGGATACGTTAATGATAATGGTACCTGGAAACAATTCTACCCCGACAATATAACCACAACAACTTATAGCACTCCGGGAACTTATACCTATACTATCCCAGCTGGTGTGCATTCTGCTAACTTAATCGTAGCTGGTGCCGGTGGTGGATCTGGTGGTGGTGATGGAGGCAACCCGGCTACTGTTGGCTTTGCTGGTAACGTTGTAACAGCTACTATACAAGTAACACCCGGTGATGTATTTACATTTATAGTTGGTGGCGGTGGCCGTGCTGGAGCAGGCGGAGTCCGTGGAACTGGTAGCGGAGCCGGAGGTGTAGATCCAGCTGGAACATACAATGGTGGCCGCGGTGGTAACGCAGGCGGATCAGGCACATCGGGTGCTGGTGGCGGCGGTGGAGCTGCAACCACAGTAAGACTAGGTGCTACTCAAATTATCGTAGCCGCAGGCGGCGGCGGAGCTGGGGGTGCAGGATTGGGTAGTGGCGGATTAGGACAGGGTGCTACAGCGTATAATGCTACATCAGCCGGTGCTCAAGGCGTTGACAAATCCGGTGACGGTGGTGGCGGTGGTGGCGGTGGTGGCGGCTACTTGCTAGGAGGTGCCGGTGGAGCAACACCAGGCGGCGATAGTGGTGCTTATTCCGGCATAAATGGTCAGAATTTAACACCTATAGGTGTTACTCCTACCATTGGAACCAATGGTGGACCAGCTTCAAATCCAGGTGGCGACGGTTATGTAACCATAGCACCGTAACAGTGATAAATAATATAATATAAATAGGTTAGAAAAATGGCATATACAGTTACTACAACAGCAGGTGCGGTCATAGCTACAGTGGCAGACGGTACCGTAAATACCACAGCAACTAGTATTACCTTAATTGGTAAAAACTATGCTGGTTATGGTATTTTCCTTAACGAAAACTACATACAACACCTAGAGAACTTCTCTAACAGCACACCACCAAATCAACCTTTAACAGGCCAACTTTGGTACGACAATGTCAACGATATCCTAAAGGTATACAATGCTGATACTAATGTATGGAAACCAATTTCTAGTTCGATAACATCATCAACAGCACCTAGCGCCGCAATTAGCGTTACTGGTGATATTTGGTGGGATACGACTAATGCACAGTTAAAAGTATGGTCAGGTTCAGCCTGGATCACTATCGGACCATCATATACATCAACAGCAGGTACATCAGGTGCTGTAGTTGAAACGATACTAGATACCAGTTCAGCTAGTCATGTAGTAGTTAAATTTTATATCAGTAATAGTGCTATCGCTATCCTAAGTAAAGATGCAACATTTACTCCGCAGACAGCGATTTCTGGGTTCAGTACTATTATTCCAGGACTTAACTTAATCAGTGCCAGCACATTAACTGGTGCACAGTTTACAGGTGCTACAACAGGTGCTAGCACATTAGGCGGCTATACAGCTAGCCAATTCTTGCTTAAAGATACTCCACAAACTACTACGGGTGCGTTAACTCTAGGTGGTGGCGCAACTATTGGTAGTGACTTGGTATTAGATGCAAGCTCAGGCTCTGTGGCAGTAGTCCAAGAAACAACAAACAACAAAAATATACGTTTCGACGTTAATTCAAACGGGGTCCAAACAGCTATCTTAACACTAGCAGCTTCGAGTAGAGCCGCAAGTCTAATAGGTAATCTAGCAGTTGGTAGTTCTTTAACAGTGGCTAATACGACTATCGTTGCTGGTTCAATCTTACCAAGCAGTGCCAATGCTATCAGCATTGGATCTAGTGTATTGAGCTTTGCTAACGTATGGGCTACAACATTCCGTGGTCAAGCAATCACAGCACAATACGCTGACTTGGCAGAACGTTTTGAATCAGATTCTGCATATCCAGCAGGCACAGTGGTAGCATTGGGCGGTGCTAAAGAAATTACAGCGGCTGCCGAAGATCTGACAGAAGATGTATTTGGTGTCGTTAGCACTCGTGCTGCATTCTTAATGAATGGTGATGCCGGAAATGACGCGACTCACCCAGCTGTAGCGGTGCAAGGACGTGTTCCTGTGCGTGTAACGGGCACTGTGCGTAAAGGTGATCGATTAGTTTCAGCAGGTGCTGGCCTGGCTAGATCAGCTAGTCGCGCAGAAATTACAGCATTTAACGTCATTGGACGTAGCTTACAAGATAAAAGAACAGCAGGCGAAGGTATAGTAGAAGCCATAGTCAAGCTAAATAGTTAAAATAGGATAGAAAAATGGCATACGCATCTGGTGGGTTAATAGCAGCAACAGATTATAATGGTCTAGCACAAACTACCGTCGCCGGCAATATCGCTTATGTTTGGGGTACAGGTAGCGCCGAATGGGGATATGGCCAAACAACCACGCAAATCGCAAGTGTGTCAGCATCATCTCTAGTGACAGCTACACAATGGGCAGGATTAGTTTACACAGTAAATCAGACTCTCGGTCACCAATATGCTGCAGGCGCAAGATTAGCTTCGGGATCTAATATCGGTATTACCGCAGGCGCAACTATTACCTATTTTGCAAACGTAGCATCAGCAGTTAGTAACGTAGCTACAAATCACAGGAATTGGGGTAGCCAAGGATCAACTGTTACTGGAGCAAACTTTACTGCTTCACAATCATATGCTGATTCTACAACATTTAAGACATTTACCACAAGTAGGACAGTGACATTCGCTAGTGGGGGTGATGCCGCTCGTTATTTCTTTAATGCAGGCGGTAGACTGCAATTAGTGATTACTGCAACAAACAATAATGCTACAAGTCGCAGTGGTGACTATGTAACACTATTCCAAACTAATCTAGGTGGCGCAATAGTAGGAGCTCAAACAGACACAGCACGCACCGGTTCTAGTGGCACGCTTAACAGCAGTAATTCGAGTGCGGGATATTTTAGTTTAAGTACTACCCCAACCACATACGCTAATTTAACATCTAGCAGTGCAACTTACACTTATACCGTTGATTGGCTAAGATTGGATGTCAGCACCAATGGTCCGCAAGGTTCTAATAGAGATCAAGGATCAACAATCACATTTACCCTAGCAACAGCTCAACCAGCACAGACTAATTCAAACTTCAATGATGCGGTCAACGTTACGGTTACAACACGAGTTGATATTATCCTTCCAGAAACTACATTCTTAGCCAACACTTGGGGTGTTATCGGAATAACTTAAAATACAAATTATATAAAAGCACTCCTCTAGAGTGCTTTTTTTTTAGGTTAAATTTTAGGCCGATAAATAGCTGCATGAGCGATCTAGAACAAATTACGAATGAAATTCGATTAGCCACTGACTACCAAGTAAACAAACGTATCTTGAGAGAAAAAATCCAAACAGATCTACAGGTTCCTTATAATGGAGGTTTATTTAAGGTTTCGCCAGAACTTATCGCATTTCTAAATAGCTGGGACACAGATGAACTGTTCCTAGAAGATACATATCAAAATCCAATTAAAATCAATCGAGCAGAATTTTTAACACTGTCTAAGCAACATTATCAGATGGTTATGAATTCTTGGCATATCCAACATGACAATCTTAAACACACAAGAAAAGTCTAGAGGAGTTCTACTGTTTGCGTTTAATACTGAACAAACTGATTACGTTAAACTAGCCAGACGTTCAGCACGATTAATTGCACATACGCTAGGATTACCTGTTACTATCATATCAGATAATGATATCACAAATACCTTAATCAACACTAAACCTGGTAAAGGGACAACTTGGCGTAATGGAGATCGTTACTGTGCATATAAATTGAGCCCGTATGATGAAACACTGTTAATTGACAGTGATTATCTTATGTTAGATCAGAATCTATTAAAATTGTTTGAGCAAGAATTTGATTATCGTATCATGACCCATAACTATAGCCAATCTGGTAGCTGGCCCGATCGCATGGGACCGTATGGATTGCCATATCAATGGGCTACCGCAGTATTATTTAGGAAAACAAATAAGACCAAAATGTTATTTGAACTAGTCGGTCGCATACAACGAAATTATAATTACTATTGCAACCTTTATCAAATAAATTATTCTAGTTTTAGAAATGACTATGCGTTCACTATCGCTGATAACATATTAAATGGGTATGATCAAACACTAGATCGAGGTATCCCTTGGCCTATGCTGACATTTACTGAAGTAGTTAAATCGATGGCAGTTAAGCACGGAATGATAACAATCAAAGAAAAGGATCGAGCCTACATAATACCTAGACAAAACATACATATAATGGACAAAGATTATTTACTGAGTGACAATTTCAAAGATTTTATTAATTCTATATGCGTAAGCTAGCACATCAAAGTCACCAGGGATTTTTAACTATTGCTCAGAACAGTACTGTTGATTATCTACGATTAGCTTATGTTCAAGCCATGAGCATTAAATTAACCATGCCTGGCAGTGAATACGCTGTGATAGTTGATGCTAACACAAATGAACAAATACAAGATCAGCATCGCAAAGTATTTGACTATGTGATAGTTTTAGATGAAGATCACGCTAAACACAGTGAATGGAAACTATCCAATGAATGGCAGGCGTTTTATCTAACACCATTTAAGGAAACTATTAAACTAGAAAGTGATTTAATTTTTACTCGAAGCATAGAGCATTGGTGGAATACATTCAGATTACGTAATATAGTTTTAAGTCAAGGCTGTAGAAATTATCTACAGCAACTAAGTCCAAGTCGTGCATATAGGCAAGTGTTTGAAGATAATGAATTGCCTGACGTATACAATGGACTTATGTATTTTCGCTATAGTCAAGAATCGGCTAACTTTTTTAATCATGCTAGATTAATATATAAACATTGGGATCACATTAGGGATCACGTATTGATTAATTGTAGAGATAATGATGCTACTACAGATGTAGTCTACGCTCTGGCTGCTAAAATTTTAGGAATAGAAAAATGCACACTACCTGGAGTAGATTTTATTAATTTTGTGCATATGAAGCCTTTAATAAACGGATTTAGTCAGCAATCACAGTGGGTTGACTCTGTAATGTGTGAAACAGATTTGCCGATGGTGCGCATTAACAATATTAATCAATATCATCCTTTGCATTATCAAGAAAAATCTTGGATAACAGATGAGTTGATTGGGGAATATAAAGATGAGTTGGGAAGAAGAATTTAATCAAGCTCTTGCGAGTTTTGGTGCAGTGACACCAGAACCATTCGAATATCGTATACACTATGACGATACAGGTAGGATTACTATGTGTACTATGCAACAACACCCAAAAGATACACAGTATTTGGTTGTTGACAGGAATCTATATGATCATTATTACCAATATAAGGTAAACGTACAAAGAAAATGTCTTGAAAAGATTGCAATTGACCTGGGAATTCGTGTAAAATTAAAGAAAAGTAATCATGGATATGCTGTAGTTAAACATCATGCAGGTTTGGTATTGGAATCAAATGAAACATATTTGGATGTAGAATATTATGACACAATTAATTGATATAGCAGACTTAGATTGTATATATCTGAGTTATGATGAACCTAGGAAAGAAGAAACTTGGATACAGATACAAAACATGGTGCCCTGGGCTCAACGTGTAGATGGCATTAAAGGCAGTGATGCCGCACATAAAGCCGCAGCAGATGCTAGCACCACAGACCGTTTCTTATTGATTGACGGTGATAATATTCCTGACGCAGAATTTTTTAATCTACAGTTAAAGTTAGATAAAGATTCCAGCAATAAAGTATTCCGATGGAAGGCACGTAATACAATAAATGGATTGATGTATGGCAACGGTGGACTAAGTTGCTGGACTAAAGAATTCGTCTATGCTATGAAGACACATGAGAACACAGATGGTACAGAAGCCAATGATGTAGAATTTTGTTTTTATCCGGATTATTGGGCCATGCACGATTGCTATAGTACCACATATCCTAATGCAACACCATTCCAAGCATGGCGCGCCGGATTTCGTGAAGGAGTTAAGATGTGTTTGGATCGTGGTCGTAAGCCAGGTCTGGTAGACTTTGAAGTTCGTGTACATAATCGCAACTACGATCATTTGTGTATTTGGCAATCAGTGGGCGCAGATGTAGAAAATGGCTTTTGGAGTATATATGGAGCCAGGTTAGGCACCTGGATGACCATGCTGAATAATTGGGATTATCGTGATGTACAAGACTTTGATAAGTTAGCCATACTATGGAAAGAATTTAAAGACCACGAACCAGATAATTGTACCAGTATTGGAAATATTTTAAGGCAAAAATTAAGTCTACCTATCGTAGACATGGACGCAGAAGAAAGTAAATTCTTTAAACATCACTATAAGAGTGTGTTTAAAAATCAAGGAGTAATGGAACGTGAGTAAAAGTACATTTATGACAGCGGCAGAGGAGATGAAAGACAAGTTAGGTCCTGCATTATGTCTAGCCAAATGGCAACAGGTAAGCCTACACTTACCAACAGGACTTAATAACAGTTGTTACCATCCTCCATTGCATGAGATTGATGTACACCCATTGGAGTTTCACCCTAGTGCCTTACATAACACAGCATATAAGAAAGAACAACGTAAAAAGATGCTCAACAGCGAGCGTCCTAAAGAATGTAACTATTGCTGGAATATGGAAGATGCTGGACATTTAAGTGATCGCCATTATCGTAGTGGCGAGCCTTGGGCCGCTAGTCATTACGATGAAATCAAAGATCTACCATGGGACGCAGATGTTACTCCAAGTTATGTTGAAGTAAACTTTAGTCATGGGTGTAATCTAGCATGTAGTTATTGTAGCCCGCAGTTTTCAACTGAATGGGGCAAGGATATTGACCGTTGGGGAGCATATCCTACAAAGAGTCCACACAACGATCCCATGCATTTCAAAGGCCGCCGCCAACCTATTCCTGTGCGTGAGAACAATCCCTATGTAGAAGCATTCTGGCGTTGGTGGCCTGAGCTATATGGTAGTCTTAAACACTTCCGTATGACGGGTGGCGAACCTCTTATGGATAAGAATACGCATCGTGTATTTGATTATATTCTGGCTGCACCTAAGAGCGATTTACACGTTGACGTTACAAGTAATTTTAGCGTCCCAGAAGACTTGTTTGTAAAATATATTGCTAAAGTTAAAGACTTATGTACAGGTACTAAGATAGAACACTTCATGCAGTATGTAAGTTTAGATACAGGCATCGCTGAACATGCTGAATATATCCGCGATGGATTAGAATTCCAACGCAATCAAGCCTATGTACATCGTTACCTAACTGAAGTGCCTAATCGTAATAGCTTGACCTATATCATCACAATGAATAATCTTAGTATCTTGGGACTACAACGTCTATTAGAACACATCTTAGAGTTGCGTAAGTTATACAGTACTACCTATCAACGTGTTTGGTTTGATACTCCTGTGTTGAGAACGCCAAGTTGGCAAAGTCTACAGATACTTCCAGAAAGTTATGTACGCATTTTAGAAAATGTTGCTAAATGGATGGAATTACATCGCTTAGAAGAAGGCAGCGGTCGCTATGATGGATTTAAAGATTATGAAATCCAACGTTTACATCGAGATATTGATTGGATGAAAAAAGGCAAAAAGTTAAGTGAGAAGTATCTACATGACACACGTGCTGACTTTTATCGTTTCTTCCATGAATATGATCAACGTCGAGGTTTAAGTTTTGAACAAACCTTCCCGCAAATGAAAGAGTTTTGGCAGGAGTGTAAGTGGCATGCCGAAACTCCATAACGAAACCGATTTAGGATACAAACGCAGAGTGATTGACATTAAGTCAACAAGCTTCTGCGGTGCCAAATGGTATAACGCTACCATATGGTTAGGCAGTGGGCAGACTACCAGTTGTCACCACCCATTACCACATCAGGTAAGTGTAGAACAGGTAATAGCAAATCCTCGAGCATTACACAATACACGTGAAAAGAAAAATGATCGTGCATTGATGCAAGATGGCCTAAGGCCAAGCGGGTGTGAATACTGCTGGAAGATTGAGGATATGGCAGACAGAGAAGATGCGTCTGATGAAATTATCAGTGACCGTGTTTATAAAACAGTAATTTATGAGGATAAAGACCTAGATGAAGCTTTCAATACTCCACCAGAACAAGACGTTAACCTACAAACCTTGGAAATTGCTTTCGATCGCACTTGTCAGTTTGCTTGCAGCTATTGCAATCCTGCTTTCAGCACTACTTGGGTTCGTGACATTCATCGTAATGGACCATATACCAATCTGGTTTCCGACGGTCGCAATCATTTTACTCACACTCATGACAGTAGCCAACTTTATACTATCACTGACGTTAATCCATACGTTGAAGCCTTCTTCAAATGGTGGGAATCAGACCTACACAAAACGCTTAAGGAACTACGGATCACAGGAGGAGAGCCACTTATGTCAGGATACACCTGGCGGCTCATCGAATGGTTCAAAGATCACCGAGGCGAGAGTAAAACACGGCTTGCTATAAACAGCAACCTAGGATTTGAACAAGATAAATTAGAAAGGTTATTAGATGCCACAGAAGGTATTAAATTGGATCTGTATACAAGCAACGAAAGCATTGGTCAACACGCAATATATATTCGTGATGGCCTGGATTGGGATCAATGGACTAGCAATCTTTCTTACTTATTGGCTAGTGGTAAACTGCGTGGCCTACATGTCATGTGTACCATAAACGCACTATGCTTGATAAGTCTACCAGAGTTCCTGTGGAGTATTGTTGAACTTAAGAAGAAATATGGCAAAGATGCGATTAACTTTAGTCTAAATATTCTACGCTTTCCTAGTTTTCAAAGCCCATTGATATTACCTTTAGAGGTGCGTGAAGAATGTATTAGACAATTAATTCCGCTTGGTGATCTTAGTGTAGATGTATTACACGAGTTTGAAATTAACCAAATTGGTAGATTAGTTAGTTATTTGAAAGAAGTTGTCAGCCCACACAGCGGTGCTATGACAAACAGTATCCTGCAACGTGACTTTAAGAACTTTTATGAACAATATGATCAACGCCGTGGTAAAGACTTTAGACATACATTCCCACAACTAGCCGAATGGTATAATACATTATGACAATATTGGCGTTTGGGTGTAGTGTCACCCACGGTGTGGGATTAGCAAGTGATCAAGCTACCATTAAAAACCTTGAATTAAGTTATCCTAATTTAATAGCAAAACAATTAGGCGTTGAATGTGTTAACTTTGCTTTTCCTGGAAATAGCAATGAAAACATTTTTTATAAAATGATAGAGGAAATACCTAAATATAAAAATATTACTGCTGTCATAGTAGGATGGACTAGCCCTGTCAGGGAAGTGTGGACCAATGAAGGTCGCACGTGGCAATTTATACCAAATTGGTGTGCTACTACAACAGATTTAACCAACCCCTTTGCACATTTCAAAAATGTCGGAACATGGACATTATCTGAACCTTGTATTTGTGCAGACTCAGAAGATAATATTGATACGGTATTTAACTTATATCAAATGTTATTGACTTATAAATTTGATGATGCTGAATATAGAAAGAAAAGGGGTCTATTAATAGATGTAGTCAGAGCATATTGCCAATTAAATAATATAAAATTAATTGAAACCAGTTGGTCAGATATAATCAGCGGAGTTGATATTAGAATAGATACTATTAGCCCGTGGGTAAGTGAATGTAGACACCCTAACAGACAAGAACATGAGATAGTTGTAAAACAAATATTGGAACGATATAAACTATGAGTAGAGATAAACAAAAAGAAGAATATTATAAAAATCATAATTATACAGATAATCAACCTATCTATGTTGAAAAGGGTACTCTCAATCAAGAGCAGATGCATCGACTAACTGAAAGTAAAGTATTTTGTATATTGCCATGGATTCATCTGCATGCCTTTCCTAATGGCCAAGCATATCCTTGTTGTTTAAGTGACAGTCATTACCCGCTAGGAAATCTACACAATAACAATATGCGAGAAGTTTGGAATAGCCCCGAATATAAACAAATGCGTATTAACATGATAAATGAAGTAGAATGTCGAGAATGCACTAAATGTTACGAACGTGAACAACACGGATTTGTCAGCATGCGAAATGATAGCAACAAAAACTTTGGGCATCACATCAATCTTGTAGATCAAACATCTGCCGACGGTCAATTTGATGATTTTAAAATAAGATATTATGATATACGTTTTACAAATTTATGTAATATGAGTTGTCGCACCTGTGGTGGATGGTTTAGCAGCAGTTGGTACAATGAAGAAGTGGAATTGTTTGGCCCACGCGATCATCCTCAGTTTATGTATGCAGGCAAAGATAAAGATGACATGTGGAATCAAATGCAAGAACATATCCCATACTTAGAACAAATTTACTTTGCTGGTGGCGAACCATTGATAATGGAGGAGCATTATCGTATATTAAAAGAATTAGCTGCACGTAAAATGTTTGATGTTAGATTAATATATAATACAAACTTCAGTCGACTGACTCTTAAGGATGAAAATGTTTTAGACTATTGGCGATTATTTAAAAATATTAGTATCGGAGCCAGTTTAGATGCTATGGGAGCTCGTGCAGAATACATACGTAAAGGAACCGATTGGGATCAGATTGTTCGTAATCGTGAAAAGATGCTAGAGATCTGCCCTGATGTAGATTTTTATGTTAGCTCGACAGTTAGTATTTACAATGTCCTGCACGTTATGGATTTTCATCGTGATTGGGTCGAACGCGGATTAATCAAAGCTCAAGATTGGAATATTAATATACTTCAAGGTCCTGATAGAGAACGCATAGATGTGCTACCAGAAATATATAAACAACAGGTTCGCGAAAAAATCCTAGCACACATCGAATGGTTGAGACCCCATGATCCGCTAACTCGTGCTATTGTTGGATATGAAAGTATCTTAAGTTATATGGATTCAGATAATAAAGATTGGCTATTGCATGAATTTTTCTCAGTAAATGATAAGTTAGATGTATCTCGTCAGGAAAAGTTTGAGGATGTATTTCCTGAATATGTCGAGTTGCGTAACTTCTGCTATGATAAATGGGCTAAGAAATAATGCCATTATCAGATAAAATCTGTATACTGCCTTGGATCAGTATCGAAACTAGTCCAGTAGGGACAGCACGTCCTTGCTGTCTCGCCAAAGATGAGATTACTTACTTTGATGAACAAGGATACGAACGCAAATATAATCTTAAAACACACACCTTAGAAGAAATTTATCATAGTCGTTATATGCAGATTCTACGCAGAGATTTTTTGTATGGTCAAAAACCAGCTACTTGTCAACGCTGCTGGGATGAAGAAGCTGCCGGCCGCGTTAGCAAGCGTATGAATAGTCGCATACGCTTAAAAGAATATGTTGACGACATCAAATTTGATGATCTTGATCCTAATCAACTTTGGTTTATTGATCTTAAGTTAGGAAATATCTGTAATCTAAAATGTCGTATATGCGGTAGTTGGTCAAGTAGCAAATGGGCTAAAGAAGAAATAGACTATGTACCTAGTTTAGAAAATCGTAAAGAACACCTGGCTTACAAATTCTTGCAAGATGGTGCGTGGCCAAGAGAGAATCCTCAGTTTTGGGAGAATTTAAAAATTCTATTGCCCAACATTAGGTATTTTGAATTTACTGGCGGCGAACCATTTTTAATAGAACAACACTTTGAACTACTACGTTACGCTGTTGATAACAACTACAGTAAGAATATTGAAATACACTATAATACCAACGGCACAGTCTTGCCAGATGGTTACAGACTGTGGAGTCATTTTAAACACGTCGAAGTAGCATTTAGTATAGACAATACAGGTCCGCGATTTGAATATGAACGCTATGGCGCCAATTGGGAAGAAGTTAACCGTAATCTAAAACAGTTTACTGAACTGCGTGACGCCAAATTCTCTACTCAGTTGTGTCTGACAGTAAACATACAAAATGTCTATTATCTGCCAGAAATATGTGATTGGATACAGGATCAAATATTTGATCACGTCTACTTTAATATGTTACATGATCCATGGCACATGTGTATCAGTAGTATGACACCAGCTGCACGGGAACTAGTAATTGATCGTTTAGAACATCACAAATTTCATCCTAAATATTGTGCAGAAATCTTACGGATTGTGCAATTTATTAAGAATGGTCAGGGCAGTGATGGGCACGAGTTTTTAAGTAAAATGAAAACTACTGATCAATATCGAGAACAAAGTTTTGTAGACACTCATCTAGAAATAGCCAAGGCCATGGGATATGAATAATTTAGATAAAATTTATAATGAATTTGGCAGTAATATCTGCCTTTTCCCATTTACCGCAGGATTTTATTCTTTAGTTGGTCCTTCATCAACGGTTATGCCGTGTAGTTCAATTAAAGTAGATGGGTGGCAGGTACATGATCAATCTATTTTAGAATCAATGAATAGTCAGCAATGGCAAGATCTTAGAAAGAATTTTATTCAAGGTAGCTGTCATACTAGTGAATTCTGCAAAACTTGTAGTTTAGCAGAAAAAAATGGCGGATCTAGTCCAAGACAACTTAATAATTATTATTTTGTAGAACATATAACTACAGATATTGTAGAACACGTACAATCAATTATTGACAATGATTATAAAATTGATCATATATTGAGTTTAGATTTTTGCCCTAGTAACTATTGTAATTATGAGTGCATTATGTGTTTTTCAGGTGCAAGTTCAAAACGCGGAACGTTTGAAATTAAATTCTTTAATGCTAAATTGAATAGAAAATTTGACAATACTATTGCCGATGATTTTTATGACATATTAAAATATGTAGAAATATTAAATTTTACTGGTGGCGAGACGTTATTACAGAAACAAGTTCATGAATTAATAGATCGTCTAATAGAACAGGATTTTGCTAAGAATATTACTATTAGTTTATTAACTAATGTTAGTAAATATCCCAAAGCATTACAGGAAAAATTTAAACAATTTAAAAATGTGTTTTATACATTAAGCATTGATGGAACAGGCGAAGTTATTGAATATCAACGTCGAGGTGCGATATGGCAGGATGTTGAAGCTAATGCTATCCAGCTACAACAAGAATTTGGGTGTGTGGTTAATTATGTATTAACTGCCGTTAATGTTTTTAGTTTTGATCAATTTGTTGCATGGGTGCATAAACATAACATGGATCGCATTATTATTAGTTTGGTATACGAACGAAATAAAAATTTATCAGTATCTATTATCCCACCTGAACTTAAAACTCCTCTAATAGAAAAACTTCAATGGTCTAAAAATAATTACACCAATGAACGTTATATTAAATTACTTGATCAAGTAATAGATATACTAGTTATCACCAAATATGACACATCATTGCTGCCTAAATTCATTGAACAGATTAGAATAGAAGATTTAGTAAGCAAACAGAAATTAGTAGATGTGGTACCAGAGTGGAAATCATATTTTGAATAAACCAGCGACATTATGTTTAGCACCATGGGTACATACCTATGTTAGTCCACAGACTGAACGCCGTATGTGCTGTGCTAGCCGTGAGCCAGCGCAGAACTTTAAGCAGTACATTGACACCAGTGATGGTACTGGGAAATATATCCCTATTACCTTAGAGGAACATTGGAACAGCGATCACATGAAAAGTGTGCGTCGTCGTATGATGGCTGGTGAAGTATTACCTGAGTGCGAAGTATGTAACGACAAACTTTTAAATACTTCCGTTTACCGTAGTTATTTTGATCAACTGTTTAATCATAAGTATTTGAGTATATGGGACACAACAGACGCAGAGGGAAATACAACTATGCGGCCTGTAAGTTGGGATTATCGCTTTAGTAATCTATGTAACTTTAAGTGTCGTATGTGTGGTGACATGTTGTCTAGTGCGTGGGAAACTGAACAGAGACAACATGACATGATCAACTGGAGTGATCCAAAGAATAATTGGATGCGCCCAGACGTTAAAAGCGAAATTGAAAAGTTCCAGAGCTCACAAATTGAGCAAGAGTTCGCTACCGCAGTAGAGGAACATCGAATCGAGGAAGTATATTGGGTAGGCGGAGAGCCACTGATGTACGAACAACATTGGCGATATATGCACCGCATTGTTGAACTGGGAGATGGACCAAATGTTTACGCTAGATACAATACTAATCTTAGTCGCATCAATTATCGCGGCATCAATCTCTGCACTGATATTTTGGCTAGGTTACGTGACTGGCAAATCTGTGCAAGCCTCGACGGTACGGGAGCAATTGGAGAGTATATCCGAACAGGTCTTGACTATGAAGCGTGGCTTGCAAACTTTCAGGAAGTTATTCGCGTCTCTACTCACCGTAGACAAGCAAGAATAGACTTTACACTTACCCTACCGGGTATGTTTGAACTTCGTAACATCGAGAAGTTAGCTACAGAATTGGGCGTGGACATACTTGCCAAAGTAGTCTTTAGTTTTAGTCCTGACATTATTATGTCGCCCTTGGCCCTACCCCGAGAGATCTTAGATCCTTGGATAGATGAATTACTGGTTAGCCAAGACCCTGCAGGATGCCTGCAAAATAGCTCGCTAAAGGACATACTGATCCAGCTGAAACAACGCCCAACCTTTCAAGAACAATATCCCGATACTTGGCAAGCATCTCTTGCAAAAGGTAAAGCTCGTATGCTACAATTAGAGAGTATCCGCCGAGACAAGCTAACTTTGGCTGACATTCTATTACAAAGGAAAGATGCTTTTGAGTGGTATCAATCAATCAACTGTTAAAGTAACATTACGTAATCCCTTAGATCATAATGATTTAATAGATTACTATATTATACCTAACGATACTAAATTAGCACAAGACTGGATACAGGCATTAACAATTTTGTTACAGTCTGGTAATCTATTAGAAAAGAATTTCTGTTTTATGGGGTTTCCTAAGACTGCTCGCACACTACCTTATCTATGTGACCAAGTTAATCAAGCCATAGCAACTATAAATGCATTCTTCCCAGATTATCAAATCGAAGAATATTTTACTCCAGAAAATACAGTGGCTACTGACTATGCAGAAAATGGGCCTAATCATGGATTGCTAAACAAACTACATAATCATTTTGAACGTCTACAGGGCACTGTATGGAATCTTAGCGACTATTATAAGCGTGCTGACTACGAAACCAAATATGCTATACGTGAATTAAACACTATTTGTCATGAAATGGAAAATCTCATATTGAGTCAAAGGAAACTAGTAAATGATCCTTATTGGGTGCGTCCTAGCCAAATCACTACATTTCTGAATACTACTCGATATGATCTCATTGATGAACATCGCCAGGGATTTATTATTAATGGATATGATCGAAAGTTTGGTGGAGTTTATATGCATTGGACACAAATAGGCAAAACATTATTTGAAGTTTTTCGAGATGAAAATGCACCAGAATTAACAGATACCGTTTGTGAAGCGATTACTGAATTGCAATATTATAGCGGTGAATTTGATATAGAATGGGCCAACGATGTTGTGCTTGGTGGTGAAAATTCTTGGCACAATGAAGAGCAAGAACGTTTCAAACGTTGGTTAAAGTCCAACGGTCGAGACCCACAAGATTCTAAATTAAGCCTGGGATATCTTGCGATAGGGCAAGTCGATTTACAACGTAGTTTTGAAACTACAGAATATCAAAAGATATGGGACATACTAAGTAATCATTTGGACATTTATAGCATAGAAATCGATGGAATAAAAAATATATTTGATTACTGTTGGAGTGATTCTAACTATAAACAGATGCAAATAGATATAATGAAACCAGGTTATGACTATAGTAGCCGCGGGTGATAGTATGATTTGGGGTAGTGAGCTACAGGATAGCCCACATGGGGGTATCGATGGGTATAGCCGCAACACCTTTCCTGCATTGTTATCAGGTAATAACTATATCTGTGTTGCTTATCCTGGCATTAGCAATTATGAAATAGCTCGGCGTGCTAGAGAAGAGTTACATAAAGGTGGCTCAAAAGCAGTAGTTGTTTGTTGGACATGGCCTACTAGAGATACAATTTATACTAGTCCTAAGGTTATATTAGAATTCCAACAATATTGTGAATATCATCAGGTCCCTTATCTGTTTACCTGTGTGGATAATTGTCTAATAGATCTATTAGATCCTAAAACTAACTGGGACCATTGGTACTTATTTCCGGCTGGTACAGAATCATATGATACCCAGCGACCAAGAGGATTTTATCAATGGGCTGTGGAAAATAAGTATAGTATAGGCACTGATGGACATCCTTTGGAAGATGCACATGTAGAAGCCGCAGAATTAATTAAGGAGAAATTCAATGAGTTGGTTAAGAAATCTATATAATCGAATCAAACTAGAAATAGCTTACCGCAAGAAATTAAAAGAACTACGTAAAAGAGATCCTTTTATCTACAAATAATGCGTTTATTATCGGTTGGGGATAGCTTTACCTATGGGGAAGAACTAAGCGATTTAAACAACGCTTGGCCTTTTGTTTTGGGTAAAAAAATAGGATATGAAGTCATTAACCTAGCTAAACCGGGTAGTGGTAATACACGCATGGTCAGACATTGCGTAGAGCAAATTAACAACTACGATATGGCCATTATAGCATGGAGTCACTTTGCACGTATCGAAATGGCAGATGAAAATGGATTTTATGACCTATGGCCAGGCGGTGGAACATTGCCACATAAACAATACAGTCCATGGCGCTGGGAAGTAATAGAATATTTTAGTCGTCATCACAACGATGATTACCTATATAGACAATACTTGCTAAACATCATTCTTATACAAAACTTTTTTAAAGCAAATAATAAACCTTATTTGATGCTAGATAGTTTTGGTAATCATCAGGTCAATAACCGCACCGCTAATGTTAACAAAGATTTATTAGATCAAATTGATGGTAGATTTTATGTAGGTTGGCCTGTTGATACTATGATGGAATGGGCTTATCAATGTCCGGTAGGAGATCGGGGGCATTTTTTAGAAGAAGGACATATAAAGGTAGCAGAAAAAATTTATGGGCATATGGAGAAATTATCTTGGGTAAGTTAATCGCCGGCGGCGATAGTTTTACCTATGGTAGTGAGCTAGCTGATGGCTATACTGAATATAGTAAATCTAGTTATGCAGCATTATTGGCCAATCATTTGGGAATGTCTTACCATTGTGCGGCACAACCGGGATATAGTAATAACGCTATACGTAGGACTGTAATGACGGTCTGCGAACAAACTAAAGAAGAAATTGGATTAGTGCTAGTTACTTGGAGTTTTTTGAGTAGATACGAATTTAAATTTGATGAAACGTGGGAGCAAATAAGTGCGTGGTCTATTGTAGACAACGTTAACGATATCAAAAAAGAATTTGCAGTGGACAATCCTGTTGTATTTGATTGGCATGTTAGTAAGTTAAAAGAAGAAAAAGAAAAAGGAATTAGGCAGTTTGCTAAAGTATTTTATCACTACGTGGGTACATTTGAATATTGGGAACTTTACAATAGTCTTTGCGAAATTATTATGTTACAGCAATATTTACAGTTAAAAAATATACCTTATTTGTTTACTAGTGTTGACCATGGTCTGACCAATGTCGACCATTTTAAAAATGATAACACATTAACTACATTATTAAATCAATTTGATCGTGAAAGATGGTTATGGTTTCCTACTAATTTAGGATTTTATGAGTGGGCAAAAGAAAAAGGTTTTCCTATAGGAACAACACATCCATTAGAAGAAGCACACATTGAAGCAGAAAAAATAATATATGAATATCTTAGGAATATCGTCCGGCTTCCATGATGCAGGCGTAAGTCTCATCTGTGATGGTGAGATCTTGTTTGCCGCGCACAGTGAACGTTATAGTAAAGTTAAACACGACAGTGAGTTCAATCGTGAGATTCTTGCCGATTGTTTTGCACATTGTGGCATACCGGATCGTATCGCCTATTACGAACGCCCTTGGTTAAAGAAAACACGTCAACTCTATGCCGGACAATACAAAGACTTGTTTGATACTAGTATTGAGGACAAGATACGTAAAATTTGGCCAAATAAAAATCCACCAGACATCGAATATCATGGTCACCATTTAAGTCACGCAGCCGCAGGATTCCAAACTAGCCCATATGATCGTGCTACAGTAGTTGTTATTGATGCTATAGGCGAATGGGATACAGCAAGTATTTGGTCAGCTGAATACGTTAACGGCCGTGCAGTATATAAAAAATTATGGAGCCAGAAGTATCCACATAGTCTAGGTTTATTTTATTCAGCTATGACTAAACGTGCTGGACTTAAACCTTTAGATGAAGAATATATCTTAATGGGAATGGCTGCTTATGCTCAGTTTGATGCAAATATGTATGGCGACTTCTTGGCTAACGCACATAATCTACAATTTAAACAAAACCTACATGTTGGCTGTGATGAATATCATCCTGGTATGACAGACTTTGAGATAGCTGCCAGTGCGCAATATACATTAGAACAATGCCTACATCATATCATGCTACGTGCTGAAGAATTAGATACGACTGGTAACTTAGTTTACATGGGCGGAGTGGCACTAAACTGTAAAGCCAATGACCTAATAGGTGCTTACTTTCAAAATATTTGGATCATGCCTAACCCTGGTGATTGTGGTAGTAGCCTAGGTGCTGCGGCATTGAGTTATGGCGGTAAGTTAAACTGGCAGAATGCTTATCTAGGTACAGACATAGCTGGTCCCTATCCTGTTAAAGATTTAATAAGTGAATTACTAACTAATAAAATAGTTGGAGTCGCCAATGGCCGTGCAGAATTTGGACCTAGAGCACTAGGCAATCGTAGTTTATTAGCAGACCCACGTGGTGCTGATATCAAGGAGAGAGTAAATGCAATCAAACAACGTCAACAGTTCAGGCCATTTGCACCCGTTATTTTGGAAGAGGTATGTAAGGAATATTTTGATATGCCTAGTGGTTGGCCTACTAGCAGGTATATGCAGACAGTCGCTTATTGTCGGCAGCCTGATCTTTATCCTGCCATCATTCATGCTGACCGTACATCTCGTGTACAAACTGTTGCCGCTGATGGGTCGGGAATAAGACAACTATTAGAAGCATGGTTTGAGTGGACTGGTTGTCCCATGCTGTTAAATACTAGTCTAAATATCCGTGGTGAGCCCATGGTCAATGACCGTAGTGATGCTGACCGTTTTGAAAAGTTATATGGAGTTCGAGTGTTGTCATGAAGAACTATTGGGAATTAGGTTGTTCGTTAAACGTAGGAACGTATCCTCCCGGACAAGAAATGTGGTTCAGTTTGGCTGACTCTGATACTAAAGAAAATTACAATAAAAATCCATCGCCCCATTGGGAAGAACATAGTTTAAGCTACAAATATAACAGTCAAGGATTTAGAAGTAGAGAGTTTGAAATCCATCCCGATAATCTAATTTTATTGACATTGGGTTGTAGTCATACAGTTGGAGTTGGGATACCTGTAGAAGATAATTGGCCCGAACAGTTAGGTGCAACGTATTTTAATGATCACGTTGTTTATAATGCCGGCTTAGGTGGAGCCAGCGCAGATACCGTAACCAGACTGGCTGTAAATTTAATACCAATATTAAAACCAAAAATTGTTGCAATTTTGTGGCCTAGTGTGTATAGATTTGAAACCTATCATCATGGACAAAATAAAACCGGCACTCAATTTAATGGTCCGTGGAATGAATCCGAATATAGACTATATTTTGAAGACAATGATATCTACAATAATCAAATGAAAAACAAAACGATTGTTGAATTATTAAAAAAAGTATATAGTTTTAAACTATTGTCTATTGACATGGAGCAAGCCTTAAAAGATCACGATCCCGGAGCATATCTAAAAGCTCGAGATAATGAACATTTCTGCGGATGGTGGCATCGAGATGTAATGGAAGATTTTTACCGAGAATATAAAAATTATGAAAATATTAATAATGGGACTGCCGGGTAGCGGAAAAACTACACTAGCACAAAAGTTATTTGATGAATTATTAAAGAATCATCATACTGAGTGGACCAATGCTGATGATCTACGTAAAGAAACCAATGATTGGGACTTTAGTTCAGAAGGTCGCCGCCGTCAAGCAGTACGAATGCGTGCTATCGCTGATCGTGGAGTTGAAGCTGGATTTATAATGATCTGTGATTTCGTTTGTCCTACACGTGAACTACGTGAAGTGTTTGATGCGGATATGGTTATTTGGATGGATACAGTTAGGAGAAGCGAATACAAAGATACTAACGCTATTTTCCAAAAACCTACAGAAGAGGAATATGATATAAGGATAGATGAATTTGCCAGCGACAAATGGTCAGAGACCTTGGCAGATTTAATCCATATGTTGCTACCATAATGTATGATCTTTTTATCATGGACTTAGGTGGGCATGATGCTAATGTCCAAACATTGGCTGAACGGTTCCCACACGCTAAAACAGTTCGTTACTATGATAATCATCTAGATACTATCCGTCGTTGTATAGCCAAAGCCCGCACACCTTGGATCTGGGTCATTGCCAGTTGCTGTGATTACACAGATTTTGATTTTGAATATCGGGCAGTTCCATGGGAAGCATATCAACTACACTGTTGGCATAGTGGCTACGAAAAATTTGGTGACACGTTCTTAATCAACGTAGATGAGTTTAAAAAGCAATGGGACATAGCCCTATTAGAATGGTATAAAGAAGTCAATTGGCATTACCCAGGTGTGCCCAGACTACCATGGCCTGTATTAGAAACTGCCACAGAAGATATTACTCAAGAACTTAAACAATACAAGTTTGACGCACCTTATGTTTGGGTAAATGAAGCAGTAGATTTTTATCCTCCATTATGGAATAAACGTGCCTTTTATAGTTTTAACGATGCGGGTAGTATCAGTATAGCCCCACGTGACGTTCAGGCATATTTAGGCAAGCAAATCTATGATTATCCATATATTATCAAGCAAAAACAGGAGTATTTGACCCCTGATCTATTAGATATTATCTATATCAGCAACGGCGAACCCGAAGCAGAACGTTGGTATACCCACCTTGCTCAAACCTGTGGGCGCGAAGTTAAACGAATAATAAATGTCAATGGCCGGGCACTAGCATACAAAGCAGCTGCTGAATTAAGTAGCACACCTTGGTTCTTTACTGTGTTTGCTAAACTAGAAGTAGTCAAAGACTTTGATTGGGCATGGCAACCAGACTGGCTACAAGAACCCAAACATTATATATTCAACAGTCGTAATCCTGTAAACGGATTAGAATATGGACACATGGGTGTTATTGCTTATAATAAACGATTAGTATTAGAAACAGACGATTGGGGGTTAGACTTTACCCTAAGTCGTGCCCATGCAGTGGTTCCTCGGGTAAGTGCCATCGCTCATTACAACACCACACCAGAACTAACTTGGCGCACTGCTTTCCGTGAAGTGTTAAAACTCAAAGATGATATAGTTAAAACAGGTAGCGTTGAAAGCGGTTATCGCATGGACACTTGGTTAAGCGTTGGTGATGGTGACCATGCTGAATTTAGTTTATTAGGTGCTGCTGATGCTGTTGACTATTATAATAAAGTCAACGGTGATTACACGGAGCTAATGCGGAGCTTTGAATGGGCGTGGTTACGAGAATACTACTCTAGTAGATACTCTGTTTGATAGCATCAACTATGTATTCGACTTCATAGTCTTCTAGTTCTGGATAGATGGGTAAACTCAAACAAGTGCGACTAAACTGTTCAGCACCTTCCAATATTCCCACATCAGCATTAACATACGACACTGGATGCAGATGTAATGGTATAGGATAATTTATTTTAGTTTCAATACCTTTATCAGCTAAGTCAATATTTAATACATTGCGACTATGGTGATGTACAACGAATTTACTCCATGCATGTTCAACGTTTGGATCTATAGGTATCAATTCTACGTAGCCATCTAATTCTGTAGTATAGTATTCTGCAATTTCTGCTCTACGCTTTTGCCAATCGTCAAAGTATTTTAACTTAACCAACATCTGCGCACAGTCTGCTTCTGACATCTTGCTGTTAGTGCCGGTGACGTTGTGAGCTAAGGACTTGCCATTATCACGGTAACTGCGAAACATTTCAGCATGGTCTGGATTATCAGTTAAAACCATGCCACCTGATCCATAGTTGTTTAAATTCTTAGTAGGATCAAAACTTAAGATGCTGATGTCACCTAGTTTACCACTGGGTACTCCGCGATAGTAAGCACCAAAGCTCTGTGCGGCATCTTCAATAACAGGTATCTTGCCATCAGCAAATATTTCTTGATAGGTGATTAAACGTTCTTGGTCAAGTATGTTGCCAAATAGATTAACATACATCATAGCACTGATTTTACTTGCATGTAATGGGATAGTATTAAGATCCATCAATCCACTGATGGGATCTACATCACAGAACACAGGATCATAGCCAGCTTCTAATACTGAATTAACCGTGGCGACATAACTTTGGCCAGGGATTAAAACATTGGACTTGTCTATGTCTAATTTAACATGATCATTTAAGGCGTGTAGAGCAAATATAAGAGCCTGGGTGCCACTACCAACTGCTACAGCATACTTGCGTTCAGTCATCTTGGCGATAGCCTGTTCAAACATTTTAGTTCTAGGACCGTCAAGCACCTGGCCAGAGGCATAGACTAGATCAGTGACGTCTAAGATCTCTTCACGTAGATCGTTATATTGTCTATCTACGCCAAAGAATGGGATTTTGGGAATACCAGTCATAATACCTTTGAAAACCTTCTTCTACACCTACTTGAGGATTATATCCTAGATCACGCTGTGCTCGCATGATACTTAAACGGCCACGCTTGGGGAAACTTAGATCACGATCTGCAATTTCTAAACTACCTCGACCTGCTATCTTAATAGCAAGTTCTGCGGCATCTTTGAGAGTATATTGCGTTTCATCACTGCGTGTGACATTGTATACTTTACCATTTGCTACATCTTTGGTTGCGGCTAAGACTATGCCTTGAGCAGTATCTTCTACATAGGTAAAGTCTAGGACTTCATCAGCACCTTTTACCTTTAGTGTTTCACCACGCATGGCAGTCGTCATGAACTTACTAACCACACGATCCTCTACGTCCCACTCGCCATATACAGCACTTGGACGGATGATAGTATAATCAAACGCACCTTGACGTGAATAGTCTTCTACAAGTTTCTCACCCATGAGTTTCATGATGCCGTATTGCCCTTGTGGCTTACACGGATGCGCTTCTAATACATCAGAGGTAAAGTCTCCATAGACCATACTACTTGAAATATACACAAACTTCTTAACTTTATGTCGTTTGCTTTTTTCTAATAGATTAATCAACCCATTGGACATGACATCACTGGCTAGTCTAGGATTCTGTTCAACCACTTTTTGCCTAGGAAAACTTGCCATATGTATAACAACATCTGGCTCGTAGGTTTTGAATATAGTATCCACAAAGATCTCTTCACGTATATCAATCTTTCTTATTCGGGTATTGATACGTTTAAGACGATTATCTATTAGATAAGTTAATTCTTCTTTGGGAATAAATCCATAGTCAGTGCAGGTATCAATGACGACACATTCATGACCTTGTTGTTCAAGGAGGCGAACAACATTGTGTCCTATAAATCCAGCACCACCTGTAACTAAGTATTTCACTACCTTCCCCTTCCGGCTGATTTTTTAGTAGGTTTATTCACAGTAACCTGTGATTTAGCAGGACCACCTTTGCTGTCAACCTTACTACCTTTTACACCTTGTTGCTGTTGTTGTTTCTTTTTTTCTAATGCGGCTTTTAAAATATCATAACTCATCTTCTGCTTCTCCCCATTTTAAACTATAAAAAGTTAAATCTTGCTCGTTTAAATAACTCCAAATTAATATTTTCCAACCGTAGGTACGTTCATTTGGACGTATAGTAAACTCTAATTGTTTATAACTATTAGCCATCAACCAACGACCTTTTTCACTGCGTTCAAAGTCTATTATAGGTGCTGCGGCATAGATCTCAGGATCTTCTACATCACCCATCTCAATAGTGTGAACGATGTATTTCATTCTTCAAATATTTTCTTCATCGCGATAAAATGTTTGCGCTGTGCTTTTATATTCTTTTTAACAAGATCAAATTTAGCATTACCTTTCATTCCAGACATGATACCTAATAGTTGATCGTGTTCGGCGATATGATAATCACATGATTCAACTATTAATCGTTCAGCTTCTGCGACTTCCATGCTAATCCCAAAGAGCCCGGAAATACTTACCAAACAAGCGTGTTCCGTTGTCTATACGAGTACTGTGTTTATTATAGCCTTTCTTATCCCACTTGCGTGTGTCTTTAGGACCCGCTTTCATTTCATAGGTCAAGGGTTTACCTTTAGCATCAAGTTCTTTACTTGGAACCCATACGATATCACTGGTACCTGTGTGGAACTGTGCCTCCCACTCATCATCAGCAAGCTGTTCAAACGCCCAGATCATTTCATCCATGATCCAATCCCAACGCTTGAAGTGATTGCCATCACTGTCCCAATCATTCTTCTTAGCTTTCTGTGCTGATTTAGTAGTGCTACGTAGGCGTTCTGGTACATCACAGTCTTCTGTGTATGGAGCACCGTGTTTGGTTTCTTTAAGCTGTTTTAACATTGGCAAGATGATTGGAGTCAGAGTTGAGTCCATTGACCATGTATCATAATTGTCAATCTTAACATAGTTGATAGGTGGATGAATAAAGTCTAAAATCTTTTTATATATGTCCATAACAGGTCCTAATACTTTGTTAACACGTTGGACCCAGGGCTCATCATAGTCGATCTCACGCCACCAACAGATCCGCTCGCAGATCGTGTATGGGCTTAGCCAGTGATCTCTATACTTGCTTATATAAACTTTCATTTAATTTCTCCTAGTGTTTCTGGATTATGATCTAATCTGTTACCTTTGTTATCTGAATAGAACGTAGCATCCTTATCTGTTATCGTAACACATAAGTCGCTGTGTAGCAAATCATAATCAGTAAATTCAAAGTTATCTGTATAGACTCTGAATACATATTGTCCAGTGCCTGTATATAGTAAGTGTCCTTCTACTCCGTCTGCTGATATTTTCATACCATGGTCCTTGTTTTACATTCATAATAAAGATGTTGCGATTTAATCACCATATCAAATGTTCTTTTTAATAAGTTAAAACTTTCAACTAGTTTTTCTGCTGATAACTTCTTTTGTTCAAATAATTGTTTACTAGTTTCATGTAGTTCTTTTGTTTTAACGTGTAGGCTAACACTGTTAGCATATAGGGTTTCTTCACGCTCACAGAATGCCATGGTCGTTAAAGGAAATACTAATAACGCTATTAAAAGTAATTTCATTTCCATTCCTCTCCATGCTTGAAAAATCTAAGTGCGTAATCAACATATTCTGATTCACTTAAATCTGCGTAAAACAATACAGTCTTATGCCAACTGGTGACTTGATCATCAAAGAAGTAATCTATCTCGATAGCATTTTCTTCAACCCAGCGATATTCATCAGTGGTGCTAAAGTGTCCTGCACACTGCAAATAGATCTGACGAGCAGTCAACTCGCTGGCATTCTTAAAATGTATAGCGTGACTAAACAACCTCACACGATGAGGACGTTCATACCGCCATTGGCGCTTTGATGCTGTCATGGCTTGTGTATCCATCTAGTCTAAAGTCCTCCATGGTAAAGTTTAAGATGTCTTGGACATCGGGATTAATCCACAGGGTGGGGAGCGGTAGGGGTTCACGTGCCAATTGTTCTTTTACCTGCTCCACGTGGTTCAGATATATGTGTGCGTCGCCGAGCACGTGAACGAACTCACCTGCCTCAAGCCCACATACCTGCGCGATCATATGTGTGAGCAAGGAATAGGATGCTATGTTAAAGGGCACGCCCAAGAACATATCGCAGGAACGCTGGTACATCTGACAACTTAGT